GCAGAGCAGAGCAGAGCAGAGCAGAGCAGAGCAGAGCAGAGCAGAGCAGAGCAGAGCAGAGCAGAGCAGACTTGCGTTGACGGAACAATCAATAAGCCACAGCAGAGAGAAATTGCAAACTGCATCAAGGCAAGATATGACGCAGGAATCTCAAATTTGCGGTCAGACGGAAACCTTATTGTTAAAAGGAATGGTTGATAAGGATATTGAACCAACAGCGTCCGTGATTGATGTTTCGGCAACAATTATGGCAAGAGATTATAAGGGATTGAATAATTACGGAACGAATGGAGTAGTTGAATGGAAGTAATAGGAAGCATATACACATGATTTAGGAGTAGTTATGGCAGATGTAAATGTTTTAGGTTCTCTTGAAGCAAAATTTGAGAGTACCAACAGAATTTATGATGTGGGGGGGTGTAGTCCAACATTGAGTACAATGCAAGGCGGTAATCAAGAGCCGAAAATTCTTGAAGCGAAGCAGTTGGGATTTATGGATAATGGCACAGGAAAACATCAATCAAACACAGTATATGATGAAAATGCACTTTGCCCTAATATCACAACAGTTGAGGGTGGTGGTACACAACAGATTAAAATATGTGAAAGTCAGATAGTTGCCATGCGTGGCAGAAATCCTGATAATCCGTCAGATAGAACTACAGGAAGTCCAACAGAGCAGCGGTTAGAAGCGAATACACAAGGCACAAGTAATTGTTTAACGAGCGTGCAGAAAGATAATATGGTTCTTGTAAAACAAGCGACAAAGCGAGGATATGCCGAATGTGAACTAGGTGGAGTGGCTGATTTAAGTTTCCCAGACAGTGACACTAGACGTGTCAGAGTACAGGATCGTGGAAGCGTATGCTCTACAATTATGGCACAGAACCAAGAATTGTGCAGAATTGAAACCCAATATCGCATTAGAAAGCTAACCCCTAGAGAATGTGGTCGGTTGATGGGCGTATCTGATGAAGATATTGACAAAATGGCAGCAGTAAACAGTAATACGCAGTTATACAAGCAGTTTGGCAACAGTATAGTCGTTGATGTTATGTGCGCCATGTTTAAAAACTTGAATATTAAACAGGAGTGATTAAATGGTTAAACCACTATCACCGTGCCCGTGCATGGATTGTTCTGATCGTAATATCGGGTGTCATGGTATATGTGACAGATATAAGGCATATACAGAAGCACACGAGGAACTCAAAGAGAGTATCCGACAACAGAAATTTGTGCATAATTCTCTAAAAGATATGCATAAGGAACAATGGGAACGGTATAAGAAAAATCGTCACAAAGAGAGTTAGGAGTGATTGAGTAATGAGCAAAAGCAAAGAGGAACAAGCAAGACGCGAGGGAATGTCTTATGCACTTAGATACGCAAGAGAACATGGTTTAGATGCTTTAGAAGAGGATTTAAAGAAGCGTGGAGCATATAACATACCTGTTCGTATTGATGATAAGGCGTTGCAGGAGTTTACAGATAACGCAAAGAACATGATGCTTGACACGATTCTGATTCTTGCATCTGTAACGTTGCATGATGAATTTGGTTTTGGTAGAGATAGGTTAAACCGATTTAAGAAGCGCTTTAACTTCAAGGCAGAGTGCATCGGCGAAAACTATACCGATTGGAGCGATCAGATATCAATTTTAAAAGAAGAGTGCGGATTGGAGTATTCAATCCGCATGAATGAAAAGGATGTGAGGTTGAAATGATTATTATTGATTCAAACGTAGTGAAAAAGAGTATCGAACATTATGGCGATGATTTACAGACGACCGTATGCATGGAGGAATGTTCGGAGCTTATACAGGCAATTAGCAAGATGAAGCGCGGCAAGGACAACAGAGACAATCTCATTGAAGAGATGGCGGACGTTATGATCTGTATGGATATTCTGAAACAGGTGTATGGAGTATCTGATAGAGAAATCCAAATTTATGTATGCCAAAAACATAGTAGATGTGATGAGAGGATGAATAGCGATGAATAATAGGCGGTGGAAAAAGGCATATAAAAATCGGTACGGAATACGACCGATTATTTTTCTTGACAAGAAGCGCAAGGATAAGGCTATGGCTATGATACGCGATTATATGTCACAGGTTACGATTTATACGCCGGATAATCAGTATTACCGGGAGCTTGGATGTTATTATACCGAGACTTCACTGGATAGCAAGAAAACGATGATTAAAGCGTGGGAAGGCGGTGTATAGAATGGCAATGGCGACTTACGAAGAATTGTGCAAGTTTGGGTATGATAAGGCGATTGATGATTTTATCAAAGCGGCAGACAAACATTGCGGATATTATTCAGGAGAATGTAAAAATCTTACGCGTGATGATCTTCTCGAAATTGCAAAGGAGTTGAAAGACAATGGCCCAAAAATTAGGGTTTATATCAGCGGTCCGATCACAGGAACCACAGATTACATGGAACGTTTTGAAGCAGCGGAGAAACGATTAAATGGAGAATACAGCGTTATCAACCCAGCGAAAGTAAATTCTAATATGCCGGGCGACACGACGCACGAAGAATATATGAAGATGTCTATATGCATGTTATCTATGTGCGATGCGATTTGTATGTTAAAGGGATGGGAATACAGTTTAGGGGCATCTCAGGAAATGATATATGCTGTGAACAACGGTATTCAAATTTTCGAGGAGTGATGATTGCTTATGAGTGGATGGATAAAACTTCACAGGCAGATACAGGAATGCTTTTTATGGAGAATTAAAGAACCATTCGATAAAAGAAGCGCATGGATTGACTTGTTGCTTCTTATGGAACACCAAGACAAAAATCTTATGATTGATGGGAAGATTGAGACTATTAAACGTGGTTCATATATGCTTAGTATCGAGAAATTGTGTGATCGTTGGATGTGGTCCCGGAACAAGGTTAAGCGTTACTTGGATGTGCTTGAACGTGAACACATGATAGTCACTAGGCGAACCAACAAAGGAACCCTTGTAAACGTAGTAAATTACTGCATTTATCAGAATCAAGATAAGCAAGGCGAACCACCACACGAACCAACGGCCGAACTAGCAGACGAACTAGCACTAGAACCACCAGACGGACTACCAGACGAACCAGCAGACGAACCACAAATAAAGAATATAAGAAATAAAGAAGATAAGAATATATATATAGTATCTAACGATACTATATGTCAGACACAAGATGTCAGACGTGTTGTGGATAAGTGGAACGAACTTGAAAAATACGGAATTGCATCAATTAAGAAATTGTCAAGCGGTTCTAACCGGTACCGGATGTTGAATGCGAGAATTAAACAGTTTTCGCTTGATGATGTGATAACTGCAATCGAGAACATTAAGCATAGCAGCTTCTTGCAAGGGAAGAGTGATAGCCGGCGCGCTTGGGTAATCACATTTGATTGGTTTGTAAAGCCGAACAACTTCCCAAAGGTTTTAGAGGGTCAGTATTCGGATAAGAAAGACGGTCAAAACAGATCGGATCATAAATCTGTAACCGATATGCAGTTGGATTCGCTTGCAGAACGTCAGAGACAGAATGTTCCAATTCTGAGCGACGAAGAAATAAATAAAATGTTTGGAGGAGATTGATTTTATGGATAGATTGACAAAGAATAATAACGGAGACTACTATTATCCGGAATGTTTTGAAAGATGTGGCGGAAATGGGGCATCTGAAAAGTGTGACGAGTGTGATTTTAGTTATTCGGTTTGTAAGAAACTTGGCGAATATGAGGACTTAGAGGAACAGGGCAGACTTATTAAGTTGCCTTGCATGGTGGGAGATATAGTCTGGGATAACGATTATGGCAGACCTTATGCATATACAATAACGGCCTTTTCGTTTGGTGAATGTGAAGGATACATTGACGAACCTGTTGCAACAAAAGAAGTCGTATTCTATTATACGAATTCAAATGGGAGTATTACAGGAAGTTTTGCAGAAAGTGAAATCGGCAAGTCGGTATTTTTAAGCAAATCCGAAGCCGAAGCAAAACTGAAAGAATTGAGATAAGAAAGGCGGTTGAAAATATGTTTGTACCTTGTGAATGGTATTATGAAAATATCTTAGGAGATAATTGCGATAATCAATGCGAAAAATGTTTTGAAAACAAGGATATAAGAATTTGTACCAAAGATTTTGAGTTGAGCAAAGATGATACTTTAGACAAATTTATGGTTGAAAAAGGCTCGTGGTGGATATGTAAGTTTGAAAATGAAGATCATATTTTGCTTTGGAATGGTGGTGGCATCGAATTGTATATACATACAGTGCATCCAAATTACAAAGATTTTGAAAATTTTAATTACCAGGAAGGATTGATATGTAGCGATGAATAAACGAAAAACAATACCTAAAAAAGTGCGGCAATCTGTATATCTCATGTATGACGGACATTGTGCTTATTGTGGCAAACAGATTGATTATAAGGATATGCAAGTAGACCATGCAATACCGCTTAGGATAGGTGGAACGGACGACATATCGAACTACATGCCGGCTTGTAGGAGCTGCAACCACTATAAAGCCACTTTAGATGTCGAGGGATTTCGAAAGTATCTTTCAGAAATACATAAAAGGCTTATGCGTGACAGCATACCATATCAAGTGGCGGAGCGGTTTGGAATCGTGAAGCATATGTCGGACGATGTGAAATTCTATTTTGAAGAATTGAGAGGTGGAGAATATGAGTGATATTGGAAAAGCAAAGTCACAGACCAAAGCCGACAGAATAAGGAATATGTCGGATGAAGAGTTAGCAGAGTTTTTAGATATTGTCGGAGAAGATGGTATTTCCTCACAGTATGCGGACATTCCGTGCGATTGTTGCTGTGAAAAAACGGAATGTTCTAAATGCTGGAAAGAATGGCTTCAGTCAGAAGCAGAATAGGAGAGAACATGGAAGATAGATATTTATTCAAGGCTAAGAGGATTAGTGACGGAGAATGGGTGCAAGGCTACCTGTTTGATGATGGATTTGAAAATGGGAGAATATTTATAGGCGGTCTTGTTATTGAAAAATATAACGGAACTGCTTGTGATGATTGGAACGTTACCGGTATAGATTTCTGTGAAGTAGACCCATCCACCATCTGCCAATGTACAGGCTTGAAAGACAAGAACGGCAAGCTGATTTGGGAGAATGATATCCTACATAATGGAAATTATTTTATTGTTAAATGGAATGTACCTTGTGCAAGATTTGACATTGTATTAAATAATTCACATAACATTCCAATGGGCGAATGGGAACCAATGATTTGTGATTGGAAAACCAATGATTTTAAAGAATATAAAAAAGCCGTTGACTATGAAGTTATCGGCAACATATTTGACAATAAAGAGTTATTAGAAAGCGAGGGATAATATGAGGAAATCAAAAGCAGAAACAATAGCATATGCACTTAAAAAAGAGTGCCAAAGAATATCCTTGTACGATTGGTGCGACAGTTGGGATATTACAACAGATGAATTTGACGAATTTTTAGCACTTGCAGTAGGCAATGCGGAAGAAGAAGAAAGTGAGGGATAATATGACAGAGAGTGAAGCTATCGAAGAACTAAAATATGACTGCAATGAACTTGGTAAGGCAATCCCTTGTGATACTTCATGGGGATGTTCTTTTGAAAATGCTTATGGAATGGCAATACAAGCACTTGAAAAGCAAATTCCTAAGAAACCGCTATATATTGCAAATTTAGGTTGTACAGCATTATGGTTATGCCCAGTATGCGAAAGAAGAATAGTTAGAAGCGATTTAAAGTACTGCCACCAGTGCGGACAGAAGTTAGATTGGAGTGATGAAGATGAGCGAAGCTGAATATATGGAAGATGGAGCGGATTATTTAGAGGAAGGATGTCAAAGACAGACTTGTGATGGCTGTATGGCTTACAATTATTGTCTGATAAAAGAACAGGAGGGCAAGCAATGAGACTGATTGATGCAGATGAATTGAAGAACATATTGACAGTTGCCGAATATCCTTGTGTGTTGCAGACTGCGTTGATCGGAATTGTTGACACACAACCAACCGCTTATGATGTGGATAAGGTTTTGGAGCAGTTGGAAAATGAGCGAAAGTTTTGGGAGAATGCATACGACAGTGATTTAGGAAAAGAGAAAGCGAGAAGTTATGAACATGCAATCGAAATCATAAAGGCAGGTGGTAAAGATGAATGATTTAATTACTCGAAAATCTGTAATGAGACTTTTGCACGACTTACGTATTGATAATATGCAAGTTAATGGCAAAAGTATTTTGACGCATATAAGAGAAATTCCAACAGCAATCAATGTAAATCGAGTAATTGGAAATTTGAACGCAGAAGCAGATGCATCCTGTGAAAACTTTGATAAATACGCAAGAGAAGTTGCTATTTGCGAAAATGAAAATACGTTTTCGGCAGGACTTATAAGGGCGGTAGAAATCATAAGGGAGTGTGAATCAGATGGGAATGGTTGATGAACTACGACGTATGCGAGTAGAGAGCGCAAACCGAAATTTCAAGCCAGACTACAAATGCCCCATCTGCAAAGACACCCATATTGTAATCGTTAAGGACGAAGATGGCAGATCGGTAGCAAGAGATTGTGATTGCATGGCACAAACAGTATATCGTAGATTGATGAAAGCAAGTGGCATTGATGCGGAAGATGTGAATGTCCGATTTAATGATTTTCAGACTTTTAATGAGTCGGAATTGCAGATTGCAAAAGCAACAGCTGCGAAGTATTGTAAAGATTTACCGATGCAGAGATATCAGAAGAATAACAGTTTGTTGCTTACCGGACTTCCGGGAAGAGGAAAGACAATGTTAGGATTCTGCGTTGCAAACCAGCTTATCAAAAACGGCACGCCGGTTCAGTATGTAAGTTATCGGGATGCAATTACAAGGTTGAAGCAGAATATTACAGATAACGTGGAGTATTCAGAAGAGATAAACCGAATGAAGAATGTAAGTGTTTTGTTTATTGATGATCTGTTCAAGGGCAGGATCACTGAGAGCGACATCAACATTATGTATGAGCTTATCAATCACAGATACTTGAAACGGTTACCTATGATTGTTTCAACGGAGAAATATCCGAAGGATTTACTTGCGGTTGATGAAGCTCTTGGTAGCAGAATCATTGAGATGTCTAAGGGTTATGTGGTCGAGTTCAAAGAGAGTGGCAATTACAGATTGAGGTAGTGCTTATGTATGATGATTAAGAAAGGAGTTTTGAAGATGGCAAGAAAAAAAGGATTTGGAGTAAGTCCAATCACAAACAAAATTTTTTATGGCACCCAAGACACCGATAAAGGCATGTGGGTTGGAACAAAAACAGATGTCACAGAAGATGTTATTTCTTCGGTTTTTGCTTGGTTTGTCGGTAATATGAAAGATGAACATGGAAAGCGTACAGAGTATCGAATCACATACCCGGATACCGATTACGAGTTAGTTATGCGAAAGAAGAAGTAAAAATTCAGAGAAAGGAGGCAGATAGATTTGTCCGGACAATAAATCGCGATTTGCTATCCTTTAAAACTATGAGTAGTGCATATCATAAAAATATTGCAGAGGGAAGATGCGGCCAATGTGGGAAAATCAATGATCGTCCCAATAAAGCAGTGTGTTCTGAATGTGCCAAAAAAGACGTTATATATCAAACGGAGACACGAAATTGGTATAGAAATCATGGATATTGCCCTCGTTGTAAAAGGAATAAGCTCATGGGGCAAGAAAAAACATGCGTTGAATGCAGAGCGAAGGATGCAGAAAAAGCAGAATTAAAAAGAGAATTAGATAGGGAATCGTATAACAATTCTATATCTTCCTATCATAAATCTATTTATGACAGGAGAAAAGAACAGGGTTTATGCCCTGTTTGTGGTAAAACAAATAAAGAAAAAAGATACGTTACATGTAATAATTGCCGGAATAAAAAGAACAGCAGGACAAAACCTAAAACATTAAGAGATGAAAGAGAGAAAGGCGGATTGTGCATTTGGTGCGACCGACCTGTTAAAGACGGATATAAAATTTGCGAAATTCACTATCAGATGAATTGCGAAAAAGCAAAGAAAGCAAACAGAGACTATCTAAGAAAGAGTAACAAGGCATTATTTATTAAATATTAAAGGAGAAATGGCTTATGAAGTTTAGTAGACTTACTAAGCCGGAAATTGAGGGGATTCTTACTAAAGCAAACTTTACGGACGAAGAAGAACAGATTTTTAGAATGTTGTGCCGGGGAAGCACACAGAAGGAAGTTTCGTACAAATTAAGCATATCTGTAAGCACAGTTGAAAGAACTGTCAGGGAAATAAAACGCAAATGGAAGGAGGTGTCTGCATGGAACTTTCCGACAAAGAATTGTTGAATTTCGCTATCGAAAATGGTATTATCGACGTAAGCGACATACAACAAAAGATTGAAATGAACGAAAGAAATCGGTACATTGAAAATCACAATTATAGCATCTGGCAGAGTAAAGACGGAAAGTTTTATACATATCTGCCAGACGAAAAATATAGCAGAGGAAAGAGGTTGATAAAGAGAACAACAGAACAGGCATTGAATGATGCTATTGTTCAGTTTTATAAGGAACAAGAAAACGAGCCTTATATAGATGACGTATTTGATGAATGGTTAGATAGAAAGCTTAAATACGGAGAAATAGAAAAGCAAACAGCAGATAGATACAAAACAGATTTTATTAAATATATTAAAAATTCTCATATTGCGCAGATAAAATTCAGATATATCACAGAAGATGATCTGGAAGATTTTATTCGGACGACGATCAAAGAGAAACAGCTTACATCAAAAGCGTGGGGAAATCTTAGAACGCTCATAAACGGAATATTCAAGCGTGGAAAAAAGCGAGGACTTACTTCGATAAGCATTACATCATTTATTGGAGATTTGGAGATTTCTGATAAATCTTTCAAGAAAACCTACACTTCAAGCGAAGAACAAGTTTTTACGGATTCCGAAGAAGCGAAGATTGAATGGTGCATAAATGCGGAGCGAGATTCTTTACTTGGACTTGGAATTTTGCTTACATTCCAAACCGGGCTACGATCGGGAGAATTATCCGCCCTCATGTGGAAAGATGTAAAAGAAGATTCTATATCAATCACTAAGACGGAAATTAGATATCGTGATGAAGATGGAAACTATGTTTTTGATGTAAGGGATGCACCTAAGACAAAAGCCGGGTACAGAACTGTGTATTTGACACCGGAAGCGAAAATGATTATTAAGCGTATTCGAGCGTTGAATCCGTTTAATGATTATCTATTCTTCAAAGACGGACAGCGCATCAAGGGATATTTGTTTTCGAGAAAACTGTATCGGATATGTAACAAATTGGGAATTAAGCAGAGATCACTTCACAAAATACGAAAAACATATTCAACGAAGTTAATTGATGCAAACGTTCCTGATAGCGTGATTGAGAATCAAATGGGGCATGAGGACATAGAGACAACGAAAAAATATTATTACTTCAACAATCACGGAAGAGATGAAGTAAAAGAACTTGTTGTGAACGCTTTATGCCGAAAAGGTAACACGGGCAACACTTTTAAATCCTGAAAAACATAGCATTTATGCGCAGATAAAGGAATAGTGAAAGGGTTCAAATCCCCCTTCCGCTACTTTTTTAATTAAATGAAAATCCTTGGGAAGCCTTGATTTTACTAGGAAAGGAGAAAATTGTATGTCGCTTATTTTTCTCCATAAAATCAAGAGTGAACACCATAGGTAACACTTTTTGAATATGGTAACACCTGTAATAGAATGATGCGTTTTGCATCTTTTTTTATTTTATGACGGAAATCTAAAGGTTTTAAGACGGAAAACTGACGGATATTCCGTCTTTTTTTATGTCACAATTAAATCATAAAGGAGTGATGATCTATGTTTACGGACGAGATTTTAACAAAAATATTTTCGCATCCAGCAATTATGACGCTGGACTTAAATACACAATCGGCGGTCGTTCACGCGATCGAAAGCATTATGGACGAGGAGGAAAAGCAAAATGCAGATGAATCCGTATCAGATGCCACAGGTGAATAGTTATGCGCCACAGTATCAACAATATCAACAGGCGTATAACCCTATGCAGAACATTCAGAGATTCCAGCAACAGCAACAGCCGGAGCAGATTCAACAGGGAATATTCGGTAAAGTCGTGCAGTCACAAGATTCTATCGTTGCCAATGATGTTCCGATGAATGGAAGCGTTGCATTTTTCCCAAAGAGTGACTTGTCGGAGATTTACGCGAAGCAATGGAGCGCAGATGGAACAATCTCTACAATGGTTTTTAAACCGATTCAAAATGATAACCCTAACAAGTTATCACAAGATACAGAAAAATTGAAAATAGGGCTATCAGACGAAGCCACAGAGGTATTTAACAAGCACTTTGATACCCTGTTTTCAAAGATTGAAGAGTTGGAAAAGAAAATAGACGAAAAATCTTCGACTAAGACTAACGCAAGAACAAAAGTTAGTCAAGATTAGTCCAAGTTTAGTCTAAAAATAGGATGGTGGTTTTATGATGAATCAAGGAATTATGCAAGCAATAAATAAATTAAAAGCAATCAGAAATCCGCAACGGGCGGCTATGCAAGCATTGCAGAATGCGGCAAGTCAAGGAAATCAAATGGCGAGCGGAATTTTGCAGAACATCCAATCCGGCAATATGGCTGGAGTGGAGCAAACACTTAATAACTTTATGGGTGAAAATGGAATAAGCATGAACGACATAAATCAAATGCTTAGATAAATAGTGCATATTAGGGTTTTGTCCGGACAACAAAAACCACGGTTCCCTATTTGTAAATAAACAAATGGAGGTAAACTAATATGTTTAACAACGGAGTTAGCCTTGCCGACATTGCGGCAGTAACAGGCAACAACAGAGACAACGACGGTATGTGGGGCAATGGCGCATGGTGGATTGTCATTCTTCTTATCTTCGGTTGGGGCGGTTTTGGCAACAACGGATGGGGAAATGGAAATGGAATGGGTTCTACAGCCGCCGCTTATACAGACAGCGCAATTCAGCGCGGATTCGACAATCAGGCGGTAATTTCAAAGCTTGACGGAATCACAAACGGTCTGTGTGATGGATTCTACGCTGTAAACAACAGTATGCTTACAGGATTCAACGGAATCAACACCAATATTATGCAGACAGGTTATGGAATCCAGCAGGCAATCAACGCTGACACAATCGCAAACATGCAGAACACAAATGCATTGCAGACACAGCTTGCAAACTGCTGCTGTGAAACTCGTGAAGCTATTCAGGGTGTTAACTACAATATGGCAACCAACACTTGCGCATTGCAGAACACAATGAACAGCAACACAAGAGACATCATCGACAGCCAGCAGGCAGGAACGAGAGCTATTCTTGATTATCTCTGCAATGAAAAAATTTCTTCATTACAAGCAGAGAATAACGACCTGCGCAGAGCAGCTTCACAGGATCGTCAGAGCGCACTGCTTACAACTCAGATGGCGGCACAGACACAGCAGATTATCAATTCTGTAAACCCATCAGCAATCCCGGCATATGTTGTTCCTAACCCAAACACATATGTACCATACGGATGCGGATGCAATCAGAGTTGCGGATGCTAATTACAACAAAATAATTGAGTATCTTAATTGAGTTTAACTCGATTATGTCTGCTATGCAGTATTACCTATAAAACAAGGGCAGACTATAATGTTTGCCCTTTATTTTATGGATAGGTAGGTAACAACATGGACGAAATCAAAGAGAAATTTATCGAAGCGATCAAAAAGATTGATTTCGAAAAACTTAGTGTAAATGAGCTTAAAACTGTTTCTGAAATCACGGAAACGATAGATAAGCTTTCAAAAAAAGATTATATGGAGGCTTTGGTTGAAACTCTTAAATCAGGTAAAGTCGATTCTGAAGCCAATGTCTCAAAGTCAATAAGTGAATTGAAGTAAGGAGGTATATTATTATGGCAGAATTTACAGGAATTGCATTACAGACTGTTGCCGCCGGAGAAGATGTTGCTTTGACAGAAACGCCGGTATGCGGTTCAAAGTGCATTGTTCATAGACAGGGAAGTGGAATTGTCAAGTTGAGAGGAATCACAAATCAGTGCAGAGCGAGATTCCTTGCATCGTATTCCGGAAATGTTCAGATTCCAACAGGCGGTACAGTAGAATCTATCTCACTTGCGCTTGCGGTAGATGGCGAGCCTTTACAATCAACAAGAATGGTTGTAACCCCGGCAGCAGTTGAGAATTTGTTTAATGTATCGGCACAGACATATATTGATGTGGATTGCGGATGTTGCAGTACGGTAGCTGTGCAGAATACTTCGACACAGGCTATTCAAGCGCAGAACAGCAATTTAATTGTTGTTCGTGAAGCGTAGGAGGTGATCTGTATGCATATTGTAAGAATGCACAAAATGCAGGAAATTTTGACAGAAAAAGCATTGAACGAACTTGAAAAAGGAATCGAGAATGTTGACACTTGCGAAATGGGAGAAGTAGTAGACATGATTAAGGATCTTGCAGAAGCAGAGTATCGCGCCACAATCACAAAGTCTATGGATGAATCCAAGAAAGAGGAAGAAGAGTATGACAAGATTCTGCTTCGCGAACTGAAAGAAGAATTTGGTGATGAAGCCGGTAAGAGATTCTACGATCATTACAGATATGCTGATGGCAGATTTGCACCAAAAGGACACGGAACGTATCAGCGTGGATATATGGAGCCGGTATATCGCATGACACCGGAAATGTACCGGGACATGGATCGCGAAACAAGAGGTCGTATGCACTATACCGAAACAGGAATCCACGATGATCGTGGGACCGGTATGCACGACGTAAGAATGAGCGAGAGTAATTACGACCGCGCAAAGCGTAATTACACGGAGACTAAGGAAATGCACCGCTCAAATACGCCGCAGGACAAGGAAGCAAAGATGCGTGACCTTGAAAAGTACATGAAGGAACTTTCAGCAGACATTACAGATTTGATGTCCGGTATGTCACAAGAAGAAATGAATATGGCGAAGTCAAAGCTCACAACTCTTGTAAGCAAGATGTAATTTACACAGGCTATGGGTGTAATGCTCATAGCCTTATTTGAGGTATAAACATGGTATTTAAAATCAATGGAGAAAATTGGATATTACAATTTGTACGCCCAAACAGTGAAGAATTGCGGCGTTCGGATGGCGTATATACGTTAGGCGTTACCGACGGAAACACTAAGACGGTTAGCATAGCAAAAGGTATGTCTGATTACATGACAAACAAGGTTCTGTGCCATGAATTAGTGCATTGTTATTCGTTCTCTTATGATTGCCATATTGATATGCCGACAGAAGAGATAATCGCAGATTTTATGTCGCTATATGGTAGGGATATTATATACCTTGCTGACGATATTTTACACAATGTATTGGAGAGAAGATATGGATAAGATAGACGAAATGCTTAAATATGTAAAACGGACGAACCCGGAAATGACACGTGATAAGCTGATAGAAGAATTAGGAAAGTGTGAGTATTCTGCGAGAGCTTTGATTTTTGGATTTCAAAATGTTGTGGATGGGTCTACGAGAATTTAATATCCCCCTATGTTATGAGAAATTACAGAGACTAAAGAAAAATAATTTTCAGAATTTTTTCAAAAAATTTTCGATTTTCAATTTTAGGTTCTGGCAGGATTTGAACGCCCCACTGTTTCCTAAATATTCCCACGACCATCAAAAAATTTTTTCGCAGATTTCGGTCGGAAATTTCACGATTTCACAATTTTTCTGCCTGTTTTTCTGATCTTCGCCGGCTGGCTGATCTTGGGCGATTCACTCCGGGACCTGTCCGGGTGCGTGCTGATCGTTTGCGCTGATCTTTTGCAGATCGCCGACATGTTGCACAAATTCCGGATATACCGCTGCGCCGGTTTGGTGTCCTGATCTTCCGCCATGCTCCGGCATATGGAATCCGGGCGCACTTCTCCGGGTGTCTGTCTTGCTGATCTGTCCGGGCGTGGTTGCAGAATTTCAAGGCGCGTAAATTAAATCCTATCACATGCGAATATTTACACTTCTTAACGCGTAGAACGCTCACAGAGCCACGCGAACCATACAAGGCATATAAAAGCGCTATAGATATAATTAAGGCTATAATATGCCTATGTCGTCAAATTGTCAAGGTACGACAAAAAGCCGGGGTTTCCCGGCTTTGAATTAGCATAATTGATCGATTATTTCTTTTTCACTCAACTCTTCGAGCGTGTCGACATATAACGCCTTTTCGGAAGATTCAAGAAGCACCCAAGCAACAGCGCGACCATTCCGAGCGGTGTTAATGCTTATAGTCCCATCATCATACCAGCGCGCCATGTCGTCTGAGTTTTTCGCAATTTCTGAATATCCCAATTCTTCAAGTGCTTTTTTGATAGCTTCCATTTCTTTCTGTGTCAAATTTTCCATTTTGTATACCTCCATTTTGTTTTATTTTTTGCGTCCTCAAAATAAAGATATATGTTATTATCTGCAATAGCAGAAATTATACATATTATACACCTTTTTATTATTATTTCAAGAACAAATGCAACCGCCCGAAATCGAACCGGGCGCAATGCTCAAACGTTGCTATATGCGGCTATACTTTATTTTTTCGTTGCATAATCCGCAAAATTCAACAACTATTCCGCGCTTTTTCAAATACTCGACGCACTCCGCCATGCTGCCATTAAATAAAATCTTTTCCCCTTGTGTCACTGAATAGCAACTTGCAAATTTCCTCGTTATCTCCATAGTTCCATACCTCCATATTTCAATTATTCCCAATTCCGGGAAAAACCGCCGCCGGTATCGCTCCGGCGTGCATCCTCTGCGGCGGTTATTGTTCGATGATTTCAAAACATTTTTGTATCTCTTCCAGGCTGTGGCAGCATTCGCCGCCGGGATAACTATATATGGCCATATAATCACCACCGCCCAAAGGCTGTATATCTTTCAAATATGCTCTAAAACCTCCATTTCCTTTTATAATTTTCGGATATCCGTCCTTCTGCATTTTTTCAATAATTGTCATGTTCAACACCTCCATGTTTTAATTTTACCCGGTTATCCGGGTAAAAGCAAGCCGGGGAGATCGAACCCCGGAAAGTTGCACCGTCTGCACTTGCCTACACAAGAACGCCCAAGCGCATACAATCGCGCTTTTTGTCACATACAATTTTCCATTTTTCAAAATCGCCATTGACATTTTGCGCGGTTCTTGTTTCCCACCATTCGCCGCGCGCCTTTATGTATGCCGCTTTTGCTTCGTCTTTCTGCTTCTGCAATTTTTCCATAAATTCCATAAAATCAACCATCCTTTCATATATCCGGCTTGTCTCATCAGTTGCAAGGTTGCCAGCCTACGCAAGACCGCCGCGCGGGCGGTTTCGACACTAATTTTTTGATAATTCCAAGGTATCAATATTTCCCTTTTCGATCTCTTCGATGATCTCCTTGATCTCTCCGAAGAAGTCACCGTCATTATGTGTGTCATATGTGTAATTGTCGTTATACTGTTTTCCGCTGATCTTGATTGTGTATTTCATATTTTTTTCCTTTCTGGTCTGCCATCATCAGCACCGGGAGACCGTCCCGCGGTGGACGCTCCAAGATCGGAGCGTTTCGGCTAAAAATTTAAAGGTTTTTCATATCGAATTATTGCGACCGTTTCGCCTGTGCTTTTAAGAGTTCCCCAGCCGCCCCACATAGGACCATTCAAGCCCAATAATTTAGGCTGGTTGTAAAGTTCTTCACGCTGGCTTTCTGCCATTCTTCCGTCATTGTAGCCATATATAAGGCTTTTAAATTCTTCCGCTGTCTTTACCTCTGATGGTAAATCGTATGTACATGTTGTTCCGTTGTTTAACATTCCTATTATCATGTTTATACCTCCTTAACTATGAAATCCTTTTCAACCTTCCGCGCCTGATCTGGTGTCATTGCTATGATCCCGATTATTGCCTTTGTTGCCTTGTCTGTGATTTTGTAATTTTTCATATTGTTTTCTTCCTTTCGTTTGGTGCTTGGTTTCTTAACTTGGTTATAGTATAACGCTATCGTTATATTATTGCAAGACGGAATAATGCACAAATATATAACGCTATCATTATATATTTGTTGTGCAATATGTATAAAGCCAGCTTTATATACTGTTTTTCTTCTATATTATATAGTATCGTTATAATAACGATAGCTTTATAAAAAGTATTGACTTATATATATAGTAGCGTTATAATAACGATATCATTATATAGAAAGGTGGCGTTATTATGGCAACAAAGGCACAAGCAAAAGCAACCGCTAAATATGAGAAAAACGCATATTTTAAAGCTCTAGTAAGATTCAGAAAAGAAGACGAGGAGCGGATCAGAGCGGCGGCAGGCGAAAGCCTGAACGGGTTTATAGTTAAATGCGTGCTTGATCACTTAGAAGATCAGCAAAAAAACACAGAAGATCAAGCGGATCAAGGTGATCCGGGGAAATGTCCGTTTATGGATTGAAAAAAGTAGGAAAAACTATTGACATAATATAACGATATCGTTATAATAAGACCAAACAAAAACGAAAGGACGCCAGATGGCGAAGGGTGGAAAGTATGAAATATAAATATTATGTGACGGCGATTGATAAGCGGGGCAACGAATTTGAGATTCTCAAGACCAACGACAAGGAGGAAGCTATCAAGGCGGCAAAGAAAGAGGACTTCGTGAATAGAAGAGACGGCAACGACGAAACGGTAGAAATCCGCATGTATGAAGAAGATATTGAGAGCGAAGATTGCGAGTGTTTCGATTACAGCACATTAGATTTCAAAATTGATCTTCCGGACTTCATCCGGGAAGCAGAAGAGGGAAACGGCGTCCAGAATGACAGCAAGCAGGTGTGGGTTGAAGTTCGCGGAAATCAATATACAATTCCAATTGATAGCGTGATTGACCATGAAGAAGAGACACCATTTGAAGCTTCTATGGAGCTTGAAAATAACCACGATCACGAAGCATGGGATGATCTGTATCAGCAGTATTTAGAAGATTAGAAAGGGGCGGTATTTATGATTAAAGAGTTGTTAGAAATTCTCAAGAGTGGAGAAATAAAGGACAAACAACAGGCGGAAACATTTGCAGAAAATGCGGAATGGAATATTTCAGGCGGCAAATTCGGTGATTTTCGATTAAAAGCAGAATTTGGATATGCTGAAATCTACGGAGCAGAGGAAAAAAATGGTGATGAAGAAACCGCTGTGCCAGAGTTCCCGCAAAAAATCCGGTTTTTTAATTCTGAAATGGAAGAAATTTCATTTCTTCCAGATGAATTTTAGGGGGTGCATATATGACAATTCATGCTATGTTTGTGTATAACAAGAAAACATTGATAGATAAGATTTTGTATGATGATATATTTAATTATTTAGACGATCAGGGCGAGCATATCAGCAAAGAAAAGCTATACGAACACGAAAAAGAAAATTGTCCGGATCTGGAGCTTGATAATATCGCTTATGATTTCGCTTTAAATCTCCGGCAGGCTCCTTGTTACAATTCGCATATATCTGTTACAAGATCGCTTGCAGTTAGCTATATCCCGTATTGCATTATACCGATGCAACGCAAATTATACAAAAGCCGAGAAAATGGATATGGTGGTAATAATATTTATACCATATCCGCCCAATATGTACATGATTATTCTCCGGAAGAGTTTAAAAATCACTATATAGAATCGGATAGATGCGATGGAATAACTTTCAGGCGGGCACTATTAAATCAATGGCACAGATAACACAAAAGGCACCAAACAAGGTGCCTTTTTCTTTTCCAATATGGTTATATCGTAAATATAAATTTAATTAGATTACTTTACATTCCGAATCGGTTAAATTGCAAAATTGAAATATTCTTTTTACTTTATATTCCAATATGGCTATATTGGTTGATAAATTGAATAGATTTATTCAACATTCCAATATGGTTATATCGTGCTTATAATATACACTTATATTATTTATATGTCAATGATTAAATTATATAAATATATGCCTGATAGATATATAAAAGCCATATACAAGATATAGAGCCTATAAACCCATAGATTATTGACATATTCAAGATATAGTGGTATAGTATAGCCAATTTATAAAGCTTGTATATAATTGTTATATGCGGATGCGCCCGGAGCATATGAACAACCAAGCCAAGGCAAGAGGGCGCTTGTATTTAAACGTTCGCTGGTTAGATTCATTTCTAGCCGGCTTTTTTATTTGCCAAAGATCAGGAAGGGAGGGCACAGCATGGCAAAGATCAAAGAGCAGGAAAGTGAATACACGCAATTTATATCATGCGTTGAAGATATGCCAGCAATCGCTGCCGATATTGTTTCAAAGTATTGCAAAATTAATAACATAGATGAGTCGGATATATATCCAAGCATCTGGAATGACATTATCACAGAATTATATATTAAATTATTTAGACCGTGTAATAAGTTATTGAAAAAAGATAATGCCCAATATAATGATTATGATATAGATAGAGTAGTATATATATATAATAATATATATAAAAGGCTATGCAATAGACATTGCCAAGAGGTTAGCCAAAAGGGATTCTGTGATATGGCCGGCATAGGAAAGCAAACTCTTTATGACTGGGCAAATGGGCGGCTAAACTCTCAACGTTCCGACCTGCAAGAAAAAATCATGGAAGATAATGAAGAAAGTCTTTTTTCACTTATGAAAGACCGACGCAATAACCCAATGAAGATACTTCCAAAGCTGAACAAGGTACACGGCTGGAGTATGCCGGGAGCAAGAGACAGAGCCGACACAAAGCAAGCCTTAACCGCTGCCGATCTTCCACAGTTAGGCAATAGCACACAAGATATAGCACAGATAGAAGCAAAACCACAAGATATAGTGATTGATAGTGTAAAACCAGAGTGTACTTAGTTTTTACAATCGGATTTCCTGTTTTATTTGTGCAATTTGACGATAGAAAAACGGCAGTAGATCAGCTCCAACAGATCAGCCGGCAGGGGGTGGGGGTTTGACAGGACCAGGAAAACACCTCTACTAAGCACCCCAAACATTTTTCAAAACAAAAAGAGTCTTATTATATAACAAATATATATACTCATTATTCACATACACATAATATATATAAATATTATATAAAGGCTTTATAGTGACTGATATATAGATATTTAAGGAGTGAATAATCATGCATGGTGGATATGGACCAGCATTTTAGAATCTAAAAATTTTTCAAAAAACAAAAAAGGACGTGATCGTATGGGAGGAGATTGAACATGAAACTGTTTTCTAAGCGTAAAAACAAAAATTCAGAAATTGAAAATCGAGAAGAGATAGAACGCAAAGAGCAAGAACCTCGTACAACCATTATTCACTCGCAACGCATTTGCAACGGACTTCTTTACAGTACAGAAGATTCAGAGTTGGTCGTTTGTTTTAAATATTCAGATTCTTGTGAAGAAGAAAAGGCTGCGTTATTTAAGACAAAAAACGGAAGATGGTTTCGTTGCTTACAAAAAACAAAGAAATATGTGTACTTAGACCTTGATATATGCAAATACATTGTTTATGAAAAAACAATCAGTTATTCAAATATTATTCCAATCAACGAAGATTATGCAAAAAGAACAGTCGGCGATTATGACGTTCAGAAATATCTGGAACTGTGGGGAGACGAGGTAGAAGAAGCATGATTAAAATAATTGAACGTGGGAAATATGAACAGATTAGATGCAATGGATGCAATGCGCTTTTAAGGTTTAATTGGTCGGATGTTTCAGACAGATGGACGATTAAATGTCCTTGCTGTCAAGATGATATTTCTGTTCGTAGCAAACTATATGGAGAAGAAGCATGATAACGTATCGAGACATACACCGGCTCCGTTCTACAGGATATAAGGTTTACGGAATCACAGATCGAATTTATTTGGTGTCTTTGTACTCAAGGCAAGAATACGATGGAAACCCGGTATCAACGATTGCAAAGTGGATTTTATCTCACGCATACGCAATACGGATAGTTAAGAGGTGGATTTAATGAGATTTACAAAACAAAAAATAGACGAAATAAATACAGAAATAAATAAGTTGAACGATAAATTAAAAAACATTTCCGAAAGTATGAATGACATAGTTCGGCTTGTTCTTTCCGAAGGAGAATCCGATTCCACATCAACAAATGATAATGTCAATCATCCGTCGCATTATGAGACAGGAAACTTTGAGTGCATCGACGTAATGATTGAAACACAAGGAAAAGAAGCTGTTATGGACTTCTGCGTGTGCAATGCTTTTAAGTACATCTACCGTCACAATAACAAAAATGGCGTTGAAGATATTAAAAAGGCGAAATGGTATCTGGATAAATATATCGAATTGTCGGAAAAATAAAAAAGCCGCTAATTTGCGACTTAATTATCTTCGACATATGATGTTAGAATGTGTATCACGAGATTAGAAAGAGAGCGACCTTGCTTTTTTGCAATTGCTTCCAGATCAACACGCAATTCACTTGGAACACGAACTGTTATTTGAGCATCGTTTTGCTTTTGCTTTTTAGCCATATATTACACCTCCATAAGCATAATATAACATAAACGAATAAATATTGCAATGCAAAGCACTGCAAAGCAATAAAATGCACTGCAAAGCATTGCAAAGCATTGCATTTTGTGATATAATACCCATATCAATTAAAGATAAGGGGTGTGTGATTATGATTATAGGCTATGCGAGAGTGTCAACCAAGGAACAGAACCTTGCAAGACAGTTAGAAGCACTTAAAAATGCTGGATGCGAAAAGATTTACACAGACAAGTTATCAGGCAAGGATTTTGAACGACCTGATTATCAAAAGATGATTGCCAACTTAACAAGCGACGATGTTCTAATTATCCTTTCTATCGACCGGCTCGGCAGAAACTATGACGAGATCATGGAGGAATGGCGTAGAATTACTAAGACTATTAAAGCAGGCATTAAGGTCCTCGATATGCCACTACTTGACACGACTATTGGAAGAACCGGAGACTTGACAGACACATTTATCGCCGATCTGGTATTGCAGATTCTTTCCTACGTTGCGAATCTTGAAAGAGAACATATCAGAGAGCGGCAGGCAGAAGGAATCGCTATTGCAAAGAAAGAAGGCAAATACAAGGGCGGTACAAAGAAAACTGTAGATAGCGAATTGCTTGACAGCAATTTGATTCTTTACCGGTCCGGTAAGATCACCAAGTCTGCATTTGCGAAGAACATTGGTGTATCAAGACCGACTTTAGACAGAATTTTGTCAGAACACGCTGCATAAGCGTTTTATGCCCTATCGCCAAATGGTAAGGCACAGGACTTTGATTCCTGCAGTTGTTGGTTCGAATCCAACTAGGGCAGCTTGGATTCTTAATGTTTTTCATTTTAGGATCCTCCTTTCGTAACCCACTAGCGGAAAGCTGTTAAGAGCCGTCACAAGGCTCGGTGGGTTTTGCCGGTTGAATGCCGGCGCGTATAAACCCCTTTATTCCATGGGGAACACACATTTCTCCTTTTGCGCGTCTGTCTCCCCAAGAGGATGCGCACACGAAGCATAGATCAATGGCAGATCATACGGTTTTACACACCCCACGTTTTCCCGTAAATTCCGGTTCGATTCCGGGTGCTTCGTATCTCACAACCTGCATACCCACGAATACGTTTTGACGCAACAAACTATTTTTTATCGGGTTGTGAGTGTAATATCTTGTCTGATTCTATGTCACTGATTCGCGATAATTGACTAACGAACAGTCTTGGATTTTGCGCGGTGTTCACGCGTGCGCCACACAATTTCGACTAACCCGCGGCGAAAAAAGTCGCTTCGACATGTAGTGTAATTGGATAGCATAATTCGCATATTGCGATATAGGTGGAGTTCGAATCTTCCGTGTCGATTCCCTTGCAAAGGGACATTTTTTGTTTCTCCCAATGTTGTGGAATCCAACCATGCACATTTTCGGATGTGCATACCGTAACAGGCGGTGTTTTGCCGATATAACCCTAATTTGGTAAGGGAACAGTTTGCTAAACTGTCAGTAGTCGCTTATGCGGCGTATAGGTTCAAGTCCTATTGTCGGCGTTTGAAAAAGCAATGAACCTCGGAGCTTAGTTGTTGGTTATCTTTGCATCCGTAAAACCATCTTGCTTTTCAGTTGATGCGTATGCAAATAGGTAAGCAGGACCCGGAGGGTGTCTGTTCTGCTATAGAAGAATATGTGTGGTGCAAATCCACGCCGCATCAAGCGGTCGGGTAGTCCCGAATAAGCAGGCGTTGCAGTAATCCCTGCTGAAATAAAAAAATTCCGATGCATGGCATACCACACCGGTTACAATGTCTGCATCGGAAACCGCACATTGTAGCATATCTCAATGGTAGAGTGGCGTGCGCACAGAAAACAACGATGAAAGCCGGATGGTGGTTCGAATCCACCTGCTACACTTTACAGCAAACTAGCTTGACGAAGCGAAAAGCGGAACTGTGACCGTCTGTTTGCTGATTTGTTGTTCACAGGTTCTAAGCACAAGTGGAGTGCTGTTATCTTTCACAGGAGGTAATATAAAATGAATTTGAGAGATTTATTTATAGATAAGTCAAAGACACTTATTGTAAATACAGATTTAGCACTTGTATTGGGCGATCTGAACGAAGCAATAATTCTTAATCAGTTAAATTATTGGCTTGAAATCAACAAAAAGGCTGACAAGAATTTTATTGATGGGAAATATTGGGTTTATAACTCTTATGCGGAGTGGAGAGAAAATGATTTCCCTTATTGGAGTGAAAAAACAATACAAAGAACATTCACACGTCTTGAAAACAAAGGAATCGTTATTTCTGCAAATTATAACAAGATGTGCATTGATAAAACAAAGTGGTATTCAATAGATTTTGAAGTGCTTGAAGAGATGATAAAGGCTTATGATTCTAATAAAATCTCCGAAGAGGACAAAATGTCCTGTCGAGAAGGACAATATGACAGACCAATACCAAAGAATACTACTAAAGATTACTCTTATGCTTTTCCTAAAGGAAAAGGAACATTATGCTTTTCTGACGAAAAGGCAGTCGGGCAAAGCAATGTTAAATATCGGATAGAGGATGTTCCGTATCTTATCGGTCAATATGCAGAACCGAACACGTTAGGAAGCCGAATAATCGACCTTAGAAACATTATTCAATATTTCATCAGCAGATACGAAAAAGAATCGGATATAAGGCATATAGACGTATCAGACAGCGCAATTAAGAGTATCGTCGATGCGTATTTCCACCCGACCGGCAAAGTAGTTGATTGTGAAGCAGAAGATTATATGTGGATGATTGATGATTATTTTGCAACCGACTACAAGATGAATGGCAGGCGCGTATCTAAGAGTTTGCAGCATTTCTTTTCCGGGAAGATCAGAGAGAATATTTACATGAAACGAATATAGGAGTGAGAGATATGTGTGACTTATGTAGAAAAATAGTTGATGTTAAAACAGGATTTTTGGATGCACTTATGACGCAAGAGGATTTTATTGCGAATGAAAATGGAACAATTTTCTTGTACATAAATACAGGCGATAGCGGATGTCCTGGAACGATAGATGTAAATTATTGCCCTGTGTGCGGTAGAAAGCTGGTGGAAGAGTGAAATTTACAGGACAAGAACGTGGCGTTTCATATGAAACTACTTTTGAAGGAATGGAAGTTGAGGTAACAGTCCGCAAAATTAGCACAGGAGAAACAGAATCAGCTAAATATCATTGTTTATATCCTCCTGTTTTCGGATATGACAAAGATGATATAAAAAATGTCGAGAAAATAACTGATGAATTGATTGACAAATATGGGGTGGTAGAATGAAAACACTAATTAAATTCATCAAGAATCTAAAATCGTTTTATAGATTCTACAAAGATTATGAGTATAACGGAGCTGAATGCGAGTTTATTGTCGAAAACTATCAAGAGGTTTTATGCAGTAGAACAAAAACAATGAGTAAACCGACATATTATGCAAATTCAGTTATCGGAGAAATGGATAGGTGGTATGAGGATAACTGGAAATCTGCTTACAGATGGGAACCGATTGATAGGGAAAAAGAAATTGGTGAATCGACAGAAAAAATTGAAACTTGCGAATTTCCAGAAAGGGTGTGTGGAGGGATGAAAGAAAAAATTAAGATAATATCTGATGGCGAAACGGCACAAGTGTTTATTGATGGTGAAAAGGTAAAATGCACCGATATGGAATTACACTTTAGCGGTCATGTAGACAGTAATCCGATGATTACTGTCGATGCTCAATGGCATAAAGAGGATGAAAACGGAAATGTGATTCTGAATGATGATAAGACAGAAGTGTTGACAGAGGGAATAAAAATAAACTGTTAGGAGCGAGGTTATGAAGATAACAGAAATGAATAACTGCATTGAGAAAATGCGAGAGTGCTATCCGTTCGAGGATAGGAAAACAGAAATATGGTTCGACAATCGGAATAGAGACGCTACTACGGAAGTTTGCGTTAGAACAAAAGATGAAAATGGAACAGAAATTGAAATGACAAGAAAAATTGATGTGACAAAATCAAACATAAAATTTTGGTAAATCACAATTACCGGCTGATAAATAGTTTCAGTCGCTACCCTAGAAAAATTATAGGCAGAGATTTCTTTTTGGCATCTCTGCTTTAATGAGCGGAGGTGCTTTTTCTTTGGCATCCAAAGAGTTAATCAACACAGTAAATCAATATGACAATTTTATAAAGACACATTTGGTCGATGAATCCGTAATATCTGCATACATTGAAGCCTGTAAGGTGGCTATAAATGGCGAAAAGGATATTGAGTATGGGTTACAACTTACAAAGCGGTCTAAGGGCATTATAGAGCAATTCTGCATGAAACAGACAGGCGGAACTATATGGGATTTAGAGAAATATGCACAAGATCATAATACGCCATATGACCTAATAGACAAATATTATGAACTTCTAAAATTGGAAAGCTATTACAATTTTGAGAGCTTTATGTATTATATGGAGCGCAAACGTAATTGGAGTAAGCGGTTTTATTATCCAAGAAGAAAAACTTTGAAGGTTGTTGTAAATGACCTTGAAGATTTGGAAAACAGAAAGATCAAATTTTACGGCTTGTCAATGCCATCCCGTGTCGGAAAATCAACAATATGCATATTCTTCCTTGCCTGGGTTGCAATGCGTAGACCAAATAGCCACTCTGCAATGGGAGGACACTCTGGAATCCTTGCAAAAGGATTTTATAAGGAACTTATGAATTTGTTTTCGACAGAAGAATATGCATTTGATGAATTATTTTTCTTTTGGAATCCAGAATATGCAAATAAATCTCTTGTAACAGACAAAAGCGCGGATGAATTTACAATTACTTTGGGTGATCCAGATAGATTCGCAACAGTTACTTGTCGAGGTATTGACGGAACATGGACCGGTGCTGTTGATGTATCAAAAGATGGATATTTATATGTGGATGACTTGGTAAGAGATCGTGAACATTCCCTTAGTCCTACTCGAATGGAAAATACGTATCAAGAATATCTGAATAAGATGGTTGACCGTAAAAACGATGGAGCAAGAGAACTGATGGTCGGTACATTATGGAATGTCCTTGATCCGTTGGAACGATTACGAAAATCTTATGACGGAAATCCAGAGTACAGATTTAGAAGAATACCGGCACTTGATGAAAACGACGAAAGTAATTTTGATTATGAAATAAATGGTTTTTCTACGGCATATTACAGGGATATGAGAGAGAAACTTGACAAGGCTGAATGGGAAGCTAAATTTATGCAGCGACCATTTGTGCGTGAGGGATTGCTTTTCCCTACGGACGAATTAAGATATTTCAACGGAATATTGCCGGATGGAGATTTTCGCCGTATTGGAGTTGTGGATGTTGCATGGGGCGGCGGAGATAGCTTATCAATGCCGATTGGTGCAGAATATGATAACGGAGATGTATATATCTATGATTGGGTGTTCAATAAAGGAGCAAAAGAGGTTACATTGCCTTTGGTGGTAGGAAGAATTATAGGAAACGGAATAAGGCAAACAAGATTTGAGGGAAACACGGGTGGAGAATTATATTGTCAATATGTTGATGAACGGTTACAGGATCAGAAATATAAATGTTCGTGTACAAGTAGGAAGGCACCGAACAAAATTGAAAAGCTATCAAAAATCATAGCGTATTCTGGCGACATAAAACGAAAATTTATTTTCCTTGAATCAAAAAAGGTTACGCAGGATCAGTTACAGAAAGATGCAGAATTAGGAGTTGTCCGATATCGAAGAAACGACGAATATCAAGCGGCCATGGACGAATTGACCATGTTTGTATCAATCGGAGAGAACAAACATGATGATGCTGCCGATGGACTTACACAGCTTGAAATGTTTATCGAGAATCCAAATAATCTTGCAACGGCAACAGCAACGGCAAATCCGTTTAGAACAGGAGGCTATTAAATGACAACGGCAAAATATCTATCACAGATTAAAGAATTTGACATTAAAATTGACCGGAAGATTGCAGAAAAAAACAGGTTACGTGAAATTGCGACATCTACAGGTGGCACCGGTGATGGCGAACGAGTGCAGACTTCTATTAAGCGTGACAAATTGGGTGACACCGTTGCAAAGATTATTGACACGGAGAAAGAAATCGACTGTTTGATTGACATTTACGTGTCTAAGAAACAAGAGATTATTAAGCAGATCGACCAGATGGAAGATATGGAACAATACGAGATACTGCATCTGTACTTCATTGACGGATATACTATGAAGGAATGTGCAAAATTCAAAGATTGTAGTATCAGAAAAGTAAATGCAATCAAGGCAAATGCAATGAAAACATTTGAAAAAATGTTCGGAAGATTGTACTATGCGTAAATTTGCGTACATTTGCACTATTTTGCACACATTTGCATATTGTTTCATCATCAAAAGTATTATATAGTTAAACTGCAAATGTTGTCTAAAGACATTTCAATTTCTTTCATAGAAAAATCCTTGGAAAAGCATCGTGGCGCTATCACGGTGCTTTTTTAATGCAATTTTTTAGGAGCATAGGATGAAAAGTAAAACAATTTACTGTCCGAGATGCAAACGTAAGGTTGGCATCTATGATGGGCGGTCATCATTCATAATGACATATAGTTGCCGGAAATGCGGTAAAAGAGTTTTGTTCAATCCGGCAGACAACGAGATAAAGATAAAAGACAGACCGCAAAGAGAAGTTTCTAGCGGAGTAATGATTATTTAGGTGTGGCAGAATGAATAACAGAATGTATCTACAAGACCTTGTTCAAGGTCGATACGGAAGAAAAATTGCATATACAAGCGTTGATAAGATAACCGCAGATAATGTTGTCAAAGTTATTGGAGAATGCATTGGAACATTTTACTACAACAAATCTGTTATCCGATATCTTTGGAATTATTACAAGGGAGATCAACCGATTTTGTATCGACAGAAGTTAACAAATGAAGATATCACAAACAGAATCGTGGAAAATCATGCATACGAAATTGTTCAGTTCAAAGTGGGGCAGACCTACGGCGAGCCGATTCAATTCATTAGCCGAAAAGATGATGAAGCAGTCAACAAGGCTGTGGATATGCTCAATGATTTTATGGCAGATGCAAACAAGCAAGAAAAAGACATCAAAGCTGGTGAGTGGCAATCCGCAACAGGAACATCATTTAAGGCGGCAAGACCTAAAGCAAATTCAGATGTTCCATTTTTAATTGTTGCACCAACGCCGATGAATACTTTTTCAATCTATAACGATAGCACAGAAGAGCCGATGCTTTCCGTTCAAGAACTTAAAGACGAAAACGGAAATTGGTATAAATTGGCGTTTTCTGACACGACATCTTATAAGATTCAAGATGGGAAATTGATTGAGAGCAAACTTCACACATACGGTGGAATACCGATTGTTGAGTTCCCTAACAATCACGAAAGAATTTCCGATATCGAGCTTGTTATTGGTATGCTGGATGCGATAAACAATATGCAGTCCAATAGAATGGATGGCGTTGAACAATTTGTGCAGTATTGGATAAAATTCGTGAATTGCCAAATCGACGAAGCAGAGTTCGAGAAAATGAAGAGAAGCCATGCTTTGGCAGTTAAGTCGAACAATGGAGATAATAAATCCGACGTCGATATTATGACACAGGAATTAAATCAAACACAATGTCAAGTAGCAAAGGATGATATATGGGATAATACACTATCTATTTTGGCAATACCGAACAAACAAGGAAATACCGGAGGAGATACACAGGGAGCCGTAGAGCTTCGTAATGGCTGGGACTTCTCTAAGACAAGGGCAAAGCTGAAAGACCCAATTGTTAAATCGGCAGAAAAGCGGCTTGCAAATGTCGTGTTAAATATCCTTAGAGTAAATGATAACGATCTAAAGTTGTCAATAAGAGATTTTGATGTACAGATCAATCATAGCCCACAGGATAATATGTACACCAAGGCACAAACACTTACAGTATTGCTTCAAGCCGGCATACATCCCCTTATTGCGATAGCAACAGTAGGACTGTGGGGAGACGCGGAAAAGACATTTAACTTATCGAAACCGTATCTCGAAAATCTGTATAAGACTATTGATGATGCAGAAGCACAAAAAGCAAAAGCACAAGAAATAGTAGATCAAATTAATAAGAAAGATAAAGCAATTACTGAATAATCGGTAGTTGCTTTTATTTTTATAAATTCGCAAAGCTGTGAGCGTATAAAACAGCAATGTCACTCGGTGTCGTTGCACCGTATAAAAATTCGTATGACATGTCGGAGGTAATTATGACAAGAGAAGAATTGATCGCTATGGGAGTTAGTGACGAAAACGCAGACAAGATCATGGCAGATTATGGAAGCTCAATTCAGAAAGCAAATGCTAAAGCTAATGAGTATAAAGCAAAGGCTGGAACAGCTGATGAATTGCAGAAGAAACTTGATGAATTAGAAGCCGGGCAGTTGACAGAGGTTGAGAAGGCAAACAAAGCCTTGGATGCGGCAAATGAACAGATCGCTAAGTTACAGAAAGACAATGCAATTAGAGATCAGAGAGAAGCTGCCATGACTAACTTCAAGATTACGGCTGAGCAGGCAAAGACAGTAGTCAAGGATGATGGAAGCCTTGATTATGAATCTCTTGGAAAGATTATGTCCGACAAAGAGACAGCCGCTGCACAAGCAAAGGAACAGGAGATTGCTAAGAATCAAGATGTTCCGGGCGGTGGAAGTGCTGGCGGCAAAGATAAAGAAAAAACAGCAGATGTTGAAAATGCCGAAAAAATAACATTTGGCAATCCAGCATCTAATTCAGACGCAAAAAACGGTTATGTGATTTAACAGGAGGTAGAGACGATGGGAAAACCAATCGTAAGAGATTTTTCTCAGGAAAAAGGAATTTTGAAGTTTTTTCCGTATGAAGGCGCAGCGTGCCTTGTAACACAGGCATCCGTATCAAGCCCAGACGAAAACGGAAGAAAAATTGTAAAAGCTGGCACGCCGTTCCCAAGTAACGACGAAAACTGCGTTGGATATTTACTCCATGACGTTGATGTGACACAGGGAGATGCTCCGGGAACATATGTATATCAAGGAACGATTGACTGGACTAAGGTTACAGGACTTTCAATTACAGACAAAGCAAGATCGGCAACACCAAGAGTAACATTCTATGGTGCGCCGGCAATTAAAGCTACAACAGAAAGTGTTTAGGAGGTAGAAGAACATGGCATTACCATTATCAGAAGCATTCACAGCGAGAAGCCTCGGTGTGATGTGGGACAATTACCAAAAGACATTAGGTTCTGCCCCTTATCTTGGCAGACAAAAGTTTGGAACAAGAAAGCAGAGTTCCCTTTCGCTTAGATTCATTAAGGGAAAGAACGGACTTCCGGTTTCATTAAAGGCATCAAACTTTGATGCACAGGCAGAGTTGAGAGATGTTGGTGGTTTCTCTGACATTCAAAACGAAATGCCTTTTTACCGGGAATCATATATGGTTACCGAGAGAGAAGAGCAGGACTACGATAACTACAGAAGCGCAGAAAATTCAAGCCTTGCAAATGATGTACTTAGAGAAATCAGCAAGAAACCTATGAACCTAATCGAGGGTGCGCTTGTTGTACCAGAGAGACAGATTTGGCAGTTGCTTGCACCGGAAGATGGTATTCCAAGAGTAAAGGTCGTTATCGATAACAAGCCATATTATGTTGATTATACATCGGATGAAGGAGCAGAACATAAACAAAAGCACTTCAAAGCCATCACAGGAACAAGCACATGGGATAAACCTTCAACAGCGGCACCTCTTGATGATCTGATTACAGCACGTAGAGATTTCGCAAAGGCTACAGGATATTCTCTTACAAGATTTACGATGAACACCGAAACATGGGAGATGGTACTCAAGGCAGAGGATACAAAGAAACAGGTGCTTGGTATCACAGCTTATAATGGCGGTATCAGATTGCAGCAGGCACAAGTTACAGAGTATCTTCGTGGATACGGAATCGAGATTGAGGTATACGACAAACTGTATATTGATGAAACAGGAACAACCAAGTATTTTGTGCCAACAGGAATTGTATCTGCACAGACAGCAGGCGTTTTCCTTGGCGATTATGTATTTGGTAAGACACCAGAAGAGAGAAGCGGAAGTCTCACGGACGGAAATCTGTCTATTGTCGAGACAGGTGTATCTGTTTACACATACGCAACAAATCATCCAATCAATACTCATTGCGTAGTATCTATGATTGGTCTGCCTACATTTGAGGGAATGGATAGCGTGCTTGTAATGAAGGTTAAGGAGTAGCCTATGATCGCTGAATACGGCATTAAATATAATGGCGTGTGGTATCAAGCTGGAGATGAGATTGAAGAGGAAGTGGATAAAAACACTTCCTCTGATACTTCTGACTTTATGACGCCACCGTCAAAAAATTTTACAAAGACAGAAATTAAGCGTATGCCTGTTGGAAATCTTAGAGAACTTGCTTCTGAATACGGAATTGAAGATGCAGAAGAAAAAACAGGCGAAGAGCTGAAAGATTGTTTGATTAGCGTTTTGGGCTTATAGGAGAATAAATATGACAACATTAGAACAAGTCAAAATTCGATTGAAACAATTTCATATGGAGAAGGCTGACGGAAAAGATGTTGTTTTGTTTGATGAAATCGAAAACAATCCGCTTATTGAACAACTAATTGAGCAAGCAAAGAAAGATGTTGTTGCAAAACGGTGCTACCCGGATTCTTACACACAGGAAATGATTGAAGAAGATATGAACTCTTTTGAGGGTGTCATAGTAAACCTTGTTGTGTACGACTATTCACAAGCTGGCGAGAACTACATGACTAGCTATTCTGAAAATGGAGTATCGCGCCATTGGAGAGATAGAGACAGCTTGTTTGTGGGTGTATATCCGTTTGTAAAGGCATTATAAAGAAGATTGTGCGTTATCAGATTTGCGGTGCAAATTTGGTAGCAGGCGGTGTGCATCAAGGGTGGTGGGCGGCACACCAACTAAAATAGAAAGGCGGTATATGATTGATGACTATTGAGGTATCAACAGCAATCATTATAAGCGTGTTATCACTTGGTTTTTCCGTCTTTATGGGATTGAAAAGCAATAAAAGGACAGATGCCAAAGACATTGAGGAACGTGTGAAAGAAAACACGAGAATCAATATGAAGTTAGATGCCATTTCTAACAATACAACAGACATAAAAAATGAAGTGTCCGAAATGCGAAAAGAAATCAATTCGCACGACAGCCGTATTGTTAAAGTGGAAGAAAGTGTCAAATCTTTTCATCATCGTTTAGATGGCATTGAAGAGCGACTAAATATGGAAAGGAGTAATTGATATGCAGGAATTATTAAGCAACTCAACATTATTACTTGCGGTGGTTGGAGGCTTGGCATTTATTGTGTCTGTAATTACACAGGTGATTAAGGGAATATTCAAAAACATTCCGACCGACTTAGTTGTATTTGTTTTGTCGATTGCTCTTACAGTAACAGCATTTGTCGCATATATGCAGTATATTGGCGCGGCAATGCTATGGTATATGATTTTCGCATCCGTTATTGCCGGATTTATTGTTGCATTTGTCGCCATGTTCGGATGGGAAAAGCTATCTGAATTATGGAAGCGTTTCGGTAAGGATGTGAAGTAAATGTCGTTGGAAATCAACAAGCAAAAGATGATGTATTCACTTAGCCTTGGATTGCAACCGCAGTACAGACGTGACGATGATGGGAATATCATATATACCGGATATATAGACGATGATGGCACGTTTATTCCATATTTGGATGAAGATGGCAATAAAATACCAGAAGTAACAGGAGAACCGATTGAAGCATATACGGAGCCTGTTATTTTTTATTCATCCATAAGCAACAAGCTAAGCGAAGCAACCGCGAAAGAGTTTGGAATAGATGATTCAACCAACTATGCACAACTTGTTACAGACAAAAACGCATTTCCACTTGTGGAAGGTGCATTGATATGGAAGCGGTCGGAAGTTGGCTATAAGGACAACGAAAAAACAATTATTGATTCCACGTCGGCAGATTACATCGTCAAGGGCGTAGCAGATGAAGGATTGACAGTTGACCTTTATCTGCTCCGTAAGAATGTCAAGAACGCAGAGTAGGTGATGGCATGGCACGTAAAAAGACAATCAGTATGAATTGTCTGTCTCAATCAAGCATTCAGAACGCAATAAAACAGCTTAGAGCGTATCAAGATAGTTTGACATACAAATGTCAAATGGTAGCTCAAAAGTTGGCTGAAAAGGGCGTAGAGATTGCGAGAGTACAGATTGCAGACCTTGATGCGATATTTAATCAAGATTTGATAAAAAGCATTCACTCTGAATATGCTGGAAGTGTCAAGGGTGGAGGTGTATGGGCGGTTGTAGCTGGCACAGATCATGCGATGTTCGTTGAGTTTGGAACAGGAATTGTAGGTCAAGAGCATCCTTATCCGGGAAAATTGCCGGATGGAGTAACGTGGGATTATGCGAGTGGTAAGACAATTAGACAGGCTATGCAAGACATATCTATAAATGGAGATACATTTGTTAAGGCTGGCGAATATTATTGGACTTACATCGGAGATGATGGGAAACTGCATATCACAAAGGGTATGCCAAGCAGACCTTTTATGTATTATACATCTCTTCAACTCATGAAATTGGTTGAGAAAACTGTAAAAGAGGTATTCAAGAATGGTTGATAACACATGGGCGTATGAAAATGAAACAAAGGTTTTGGGTATTCTTAATTCATATGCCATCCCAAAGTTAAGAAAGAAATTTCCAAAAATGAAATGGCAACAAGGGGTTACAATCACAAACCTTGAAATCAGATTATCAAAGCCAACATTTCCGACAATTTACGTTCACGAATTGCCCGGAACAGAGCAAGGACGGACATTAGACGGTCAGAATATCAATGGTGTTTTAACCACGTTTGAGGTTCAGACGTTCACGAACACATCACAGTATGATGCAAAGATTATGCTTGCAATAGTTTCAGACGTATTTAAGACTATGAGATTCGAGGCAACACCAATGCCGGAATTTAAGTCTGATGGAACAGTGTACAGAAGCGTTGCGAGATTCAGAAGAATACTCGGAGCAAATGATAGATTGATGAACAAATAATTTAAGGACCTGTTTTGGGTTCTTTTTTTATGCATATTTTTAAGGAGGTAAAAAAGATGGCAGCAGCAGGTATTTCAACACTTGGAATTACATTCGGCTATGGCTCAGAGGCAACCGCTGGAACAAAGCCAACGTCATTTAAGCAGTTGACACGTATCAACGCAATAGCCGGTATCAACATTGAGCCGGAACAGATTGACGCATCTGCTTTGGAAGATTTCATAACCAGATACGTAAAGGGGCGTGCGGACACAGGCGGATCATTCCCTGTAACAGTAAACTTTACAGCAGAGACAATCGAAGAGTGGCAGGCTCTTATCACAGAGTACAAGGCGTTGTCCGGTGGAAAGAGAATGTGGTTTGAGACAATTATTCCGGGAATCGAGAAGTCGTTCTTTGTTGTAGCACAGCCACCAGAGCAGATCCCACAGCCGGAAATCGGACAGAACGAACTGCTTACAATCGAGATGAATCTTACGATTGAAGAGTACAAGGGAATGGATACATCCGTGGCATTTACACCGGGGGAATAGTTAGTCACTCGTTAAATTCTAATACCGCAGTGATGAGTGACGAAGAATCGAATGCGGTAAACACCTATTCATCGTATGATGATGAATAATGACATTGCACAGAAAGGGCGGACTTCGGTCTGCCCCTTTCCTATGTGAAAGACATAGGAGGAAAGGTAAAAGGTATTTAATTATGAAAACAATTACAGTTGATGGAAAAGAATATAAGTTAGAGTTTGGTTTTGATGCAGTAGAAGTGGGAGACCTTGTGCAAAAAATGTTTGAGGTTAAATCAGGCATCTATATTGCGCGGTCGGCACAGGAGGGAAACAATATTGCGGTTGCAATGCTTGATGGAACAAGTGAGATGCTGGCTACAATTCCTAAGATTTGCGTGCTTGCCATTTATGCCGGATGTTTAGAGCATAGCCCGGTTTCTATGGACGAAGCAAAAACTCTGTTGAAAAAATATATGAAACAAGAAAAGAAGTCTTGCACGGACGTGTACAATGAAGTGCTAATGCCATGCATGGAGGATGATGGTTTTTTCGTGATGAGTGGAATCGAGAAGATGATCGAGACCATGAATCAGGCAATGGAACAAGAAGAGAATGCGGAACAGGCACCGAAGGTAGTTCCGCAAGACCACAAGAAGCCTTCCAAAGCGTCCACGAAGTAATATGGAAGGGTTTCTTCCCTTCGGCATATTCTATGGGAATTTCGTATGAGGAATTTAAGCATATGAATCCGCGTAAGTTGGAATATGTAAGAGACGGATATAAGCAAAAAATCAAACAGATAGATGCTCTAAATTGGATGAGTGGTCAGTATACTATGTCTGCGGTTGCGGTTGCTATTGAAGCAAACTTCGCAAAGAACCCAAAAGGCAAGTATATGAAAAAACCTGTTATCTTGGCTATGGAAACGCGAGAAGAAGATTTGCAAAAGCAACGTGAAGCATTTTTGGCTGGACTTCTTGCTATGCAGGCAAATTATGAATTAGAGCATCCAAAAGTTGAGAAGAATACAGACGGTACAACATAAGTTTGTACCGTCTTTTTTACTATGTGACAGAAAGTTGGTGGAATCGTGGCAACGGAAATTGATAGCTTGCAAATTAAAATCGGGGCGGAAGCGCCAAAGGCGAATAACGAAATCGACAAACTCATAAATAAATTGGGTGTTCTGTCTAAATCTCTTGGTAGTGTAGACACAAAAGGCCTGCAAAAGCTGGCTAGTGGCGTAAATATTCTTAGTGGCGCAATGCAGAGTTTTCAGGGCGTAAAACTGTCTGATTTTACACGAATTGCCAAGGGTATACAGAAATTTGAAGCGGTGGATGGAACAAAGCTATCGCAGTTATCAAGCACGTTGACACCGCTTGCAAGTGGAATTGCAACGCTTAGCGGTTTGAATTTTGACAACAAAGGTCTTGTGAATTTTATAAATTCGATTACAAGATTATCAAATTCAAACGTGAGCGGTCTTAACTCCGTAAATTTCGCACAGTTAGGCGCAAACATAAATCAACTTACATCGGCATTAAACAGCTCAAAAACTGTTTCAAGCAACACTATTCAAGTCGTAAATGCGGTGTCGAGATTGGCAAGTGCCGGAGCAAATGCACAGGCAACAAGCACAGCATTACCGCTCTTAGGAGCAAACCTTAAACGTCTGATAAATTCGCTGTCAAAGGCTGGAGTTGTATCAGAGAATACAATACAGTTTGCATCGGCGTTAGGACTTCTTGCATCTGCCGGAAACAGAACCGCACAGACCGCCGCAAATCTTGATGCACTTGCGGAAGCATTGAAGCGGTTTATGCAAACAATGTCAACCGCACCGACAGTTAATGCAAACATTATCCAAATGACGCAAGCAATCGGACAACTTGCATCGAACGGTAATCGCGTCGGTGGAGTGACACGCGGACTTACATCTTCGCTTAATAGCTGGGGAAATTCTGCAAAGAAAGCATCAAAGCACTCATTTAACCTTGCATCTGCAATCGGTAAAGTGTATGCGACATATTGGATGTTATTCCGTGCGCTGGGAGTATTCCGTAAAGCAATAGATATAAGTGGAGCTTTAACAGAGGTTCAGAACGTCGTATCACACAGTTTCGGACCGTCTATGGATAAGGTCGAAGAGCAGGCTAAGAATGCGATTTATACCCTCGGCATGTCCGAATTGTCGTTCAAGCAATATGCATCAACATATCAATCAATGGGTCTTGCTATGGGTATTACAGCAAAGCAAGTAGGCGATGCAAACAACTTCCTCGCAAAGTCCACAGATGGATATGTACAGGCATCTGACGATATGGCGGATGTGTCTCTGAATCTGACTAAGTTAGCCGGAGATATTGCATCGTTCTATGATAAGTCGCAAGTCGACGTTGCGGAAGATTTACAGGCGGTATATACCGGCATGGTCGTTCCTTTGCGTAAATATGGACTTGATCTTACACAGGCTACGTTGAAGCAATGGGCGATGAATAACGGCTTAAATGCAAATATTGATAGCATGTCACAGGCTGAAAAGACAATGCTTCGCTATCAGTACGTTATGTCGCAAACCACCATGGCGCAAGGCGATTTTGCAAGAACCGCTGATACATGGAACAACCAAGTGCGATTACTTGGAGAGAATTTCACGCGACTTGGTGCCATATGGGGCAATGCTGGCATCAACATGTTAAAGCCTTTGCTTCAAGCACTTAACAAAGGCTTGGATGCAGTTATCAATTTTTCGGAAAGCATTGTCAACGCATTGGGTGCTATATTCGGTTGGAAATTAGAAATCCAGCGTGGCGCACTTGCGGATGATTTTGAGAATGCGGCAACAGGCGCAGACGATCTTGCGTCTGGAACAGGCAAAGCGGCTGATAATGCTAAGAAGTTAAAGCAACAGTTACAAGGCTTTGATGAACTGAATGTGTTGAATACGCCTAACGATAGTTCCGGCGGTAATGGTGGCTCTGGTGGTGGTGGCGGTGCATCTTCCGGTGGTTCAAGCGGTGGAATGAAGTTTAATGTCACAGAGACAGACGGACTTTACAAGAGTGCCATTTCTAACCTTAGAGGTTTGGGAGAATACATCGGAATAAATCTGACAAAAGAACTTGAAAGCATTGATTGGGATAGTGCTTACAAGGGTGCGGAGAATTTCGGAAAAGGATTGGCAGACTTTTTAACAGGTCTTATATCTCCACAGCTTTTCTACGCAACAGGAAAAACTATTGCAAATTCGTTAAACACTGCAATTACTGCATCACTTAGTTTTACAGATAACTTTGATTTTGACGACCTTGGATTGTCCATTGCGTATGGAATAAACGGATTTTTCCAAAACTTTGATTTTAAGAAGTTTGCAAAGGCTATCAATGGTTGGGTAGATGGAATCGAAGATACAATATTTACTGCCTTAAAAAATATATCATGGTCGGATGTATTAAAAGGTGGTGTTGATTTCCTTACCGAATTAGACCTTGATACGGTTGTAATTGCCATCGGTGCTTTTAAATGGATGCATGGCGGTAAAGAGATTGCCACAGGCGTGTTAAAGAATTTGCTTGCAAAGGAAATATCAACAGGAATTGGCGATAAAACCATTCCTCTTAGCAAAGCAATTTCTATCTCAATTACAACAGCGGTAATTGGATTTAAGGTTGGAAATTGGCTGTACGAAAATACACCGTTCAGTAAGTTTGCAGATGTAGTTGCAAAGTGGCTTGTAGACAAAGAGGGGAATGTAAACATTGCAAAGGCTATTAGCCTTACGATTGCTTCTCTTGGCGTTGTGATTACGGCTGTGCAACTAACATCGGCTGCAAAAAACGCAATCACAAATGCAATAGTTACTCATTTTGCATCTTCTTCCGTAGGAAATGCGGCAGGAGGAGGTTTGCTTAGTGGGATGGCGGCTTACTTTAAGACAAGCGCCGCAACCGCTTCTTTGGGACAAATAGGGATTGCCATTGCTGCAGGTCTTGGACTTGGAGAATTGATCGGAAAACAAGTAAATACAGGTCTTGCATCTCTTGCAGAATCACAGGGAGACAGCGAATTGGCATCGTATTATAGAGAATACGATACGCCATTCAAAGCTATCAAAGGATTGGTAGAAACAATCAAAGAAGGACATACTAGCATAGGAGAACAGGTAGCAGAACAAATAAGCAACATAAAAATTATGGAGCAAAAAATATCAGATCTGCCACCGCAGGTACAAAAAGTATGGAAATCCGTTGCAATGGGTGAAAAACCATTAAAAAGCATAGGAAAAACAGGAAGATCTTCTTTTGGTGTGCTTAGTGAAGCAATCGAAAATGCTTCATGGAAAATGACTGAAAAATTCAGCGGATTTTTAAAATTGATTCCTGGATATGTGGAACAAACGGGGAAAGATGTCGATGGAAAGACTAAAAACGGATTAGCCAATGTTGGAGCTTCTGTTGCAAATGGGAAAAATCAAATAACGTCGCTTGTTAAGCAGACTAAAAATAGTGTAGTTTCCGATTACAATAACATGAACAACAGCGCATCTAACAGTGTCAAAAATATGTCACAGAATACGACATCAAGCGTACAAGGAATGGCTGGGTCGGTTGTAACAAGTATTCAAGGAATGGCAGGAAATTCTACAAACAATTTTTCTGTTATGACTAAAAATGCTACAAGCTCAGCTAATGGTATGTCGTTGTCTGTGATTAATGCTTTAACAGGAATGAAGAACAGTTCTGGCACAACTCTTAATGGTATGGCATCCGATATGGCACAGAAATTTGCCAAGATGAAAGCGGATTCATCAAGCGGCGGTAAGAACGTGACTAACGCATTTGTCGGTGCTTTAGCCGGACTTCGCGGTGGAGCAAATAATCAATGGGGCGGAGTTATATCTGACACCGGTTCAAATTTATGGAAAGCAAAGAAAAAAGTAGAAGATGAAAAAAGTCCTTGGGGGGTAGCCGGCTCGAATCTTGTAGATGGACTTAGAATTGGATTGTCTGACAAGTGGAATAGTCGAGGACAATATGGACTTATTGGAGGCATAGTTTCACTTGCAAGAGGATTGACATCCGCATTAAAACGTGCGTTTGGTATTCATTCTCCGTCTCGATTATGGAATAAAGAAATCGGTCAATTCTTGCCACCCGGCATCGGTTTGGGTATGGAAAGTGCCATGCCTAAGTTGTTAAGTGATGCAAGCGGAATGGCTACAGATTTGACATCTGCATTCAACACATCCTTGCAGTTTACAGACCCATTGCAAGATTTAGCTGATATGTCAGCGTATATTGCATCATCAATCAACACAGATGTGGCAACAAGCACATCGACAGTTATTGACACAGGTCGGATGTCAACAGACATTGCAAGTGGCATCGTAGATGGAATGTCGATGTCACAGGCAGATCAGAACCGGCTATTGCGCGAACAGAACGAATTGCTTAGACAGTTGCTTGCGAAAGATACAGGAATATCGTCAAATGATATTTTTGAGAGCGTAAAGCGGTCGAACCGGCAAGCGTATAACCGAACAGGTACGAATCCATTGTTATATTAAGAATTTTTATAGGGTAGGCAAATAAGCGTGTCTGCCCTTTTTATGCGAGGTTTTTATATGGCATATAAAGGCTATTTAATTAAGATTGGCAATTACATATTTCCGCTTTCGATGATAAAGGCGGAGAGCTACAAGGCAACAAACTACGGTCAAGATTTGGATTCAACGCGTGATGTCGATGGAATCTTGCATCGAACGGCATTATCCAACACGGCACCCAAGGTTGAATTTGAAACGAGGAATATGCTTGATAACACACAGATGTCGAGCATTTTTGCAAATATTCAATCGAATTACAAGAACGCTGTTGAGAAGAGGGCAAGCGTTGAAGTATATGTGCCGGAATTGGATAAGTATGTGACAAGCGATATGTATATGGCTGACTTTGAACCGACAATGTACTTTGCGGATGCAACAAAAATTCAATACACATCAACAAGAATGGCATGGATTTCTTATGGAGTGAAAACAGTATGATTAAGATATCAAAAGCAATTAAAAAACTGTATATCGAAGATAGCACACCGATTGAATTAGAAGTGAGATTCAAGGATAATGCGTTTCCGACAATCAAAGGTTCAGACGTGCTTTCTGAACAAATGACGTTGCATGAATCTATCTGTGAAGAAGAACAATTAAAATTTGGCGGTTGCAATGCATCCAGCTTTGAATTGACAGTATTCAATCTAAACAGCGGAATTAAGGGATATGAGATTGAGCCGGTACTTATCACGAACAAAACGGAGATTCCGTTGGGTGTGTTCTACGTGGAAACGATAGAGAAATATGCCGGAAAAGACTATAAGAAACTTACTTCATACGATAAGATGCGGTATTTCGATGTGGATGTCAAGGATTGGTATGACAACCTTACATTACCTATAAGTGTTAAGAATTTTAGAGATAGCCTTTGTGAGTATGTCGGTGTGGAACAGAATGAAACAACGCTGATTGCAGATAATATCGTGCTTACAAAAGAGTTGGATTCTTCAAGCGGAATCAACGGGCTTTCTCTGATGAAACAGATATGCGAAATCAGCGGTGTGTTTGGCCGGATGGATAGATATGGCAAGTTTGATTATTTGTCTCTTGAATCTTCTATGCTGTTGCCAGCCGATGATTTATACCCGGCGAATGACTTATACCCATCTGCAGGAAGTGGAAACAGCGAAAATTCGTTCAATATTCCGACTTCGCTTATGTACGAGCATCCGTTGGTTGAAGATTTCTTCACGTCTAATATTGATGGCGTAATAATTGTGGATTCAGAGGGCGCACAAGTCGTCACAGAGTACAATCAAAATCCGTATTACGTGCAAGATAACTTCGTAATCATGGGGCAGACACACGAAACGATTACAGCACTTGCAAATGCGTTGCTGAGTAAGATTTCGTCTATATCTTACAGACCGATCAATTCATCGAAAATAAAAGGTCAACCGCATGTTGAGTGTGGCGATTTTATCAGTGGAGAAGTCAACGGCTATGGCTTTGAAGCATACGTTTTTCAGAGGGATTTAACAGGCGTTAAGGCACTTCGCGATTCCTTTATTTGTAAAGGCAAGGAAATGCTTGAAAACGATATGAATGGAGTAACCGCACAGATTCAACGCCTTAATAAAACAACCGAAAAAGTTAAGACATCCGTACAAGTCACAGAAAAAGGTTTGGAATCGGAAGTTAAACGTGCGACAGACGCAGAGAGTGAGTTGTCTACAAGAATTGAACAAACTGAACAACAAATTGTTTTGCGTGTGGATTCTGCAACAGGAAAAATTGTTCAAGTATCACTTATTGGAGATACAGGAAGTGGAACAGAATTTAAGGTTGATGCAGATAATATAAAACTATCTGCAAGCGATGTTATCAATCTTTTGTCCGGTGGAACAATCAATCTTACAGGTAAGAGCATTGCGATAACTTCTGACAATTTTAGCGTCACCAAAGAAGGAAAAATGACTTGCAAGGGCGCAGACATTGAAGGCGATATCAATGCAAAAACGTTCAAGAGTGAGTTTTATTACAACGGGCAAAAATATTCAGAAATGAGATTGTCAGCAGAAGGATATGAGGATGATGTCGGTTATTTAATTATGCAAGAGTTGATATCTATTCTCGGAGCGACATTAAGACACACGATAATCACACCGACAGGGATGGGCGTATATGAAGATGGATACCCAGCCACCGGAGATTATGCCAAAGTTGAAGTTGCCGGATTTTTTACAAGTGGGACAGCATATTTGGGATCTTCACCGGTTATTGGCTCCGATAAAGATGTCAAGACAAATATTCAGTCACTAGATACAAAAAAATCTAGTGACTTTATTTATGCCTTGAATCCAGTTGAGTACAAGTATAAAGACGGCACATCTGATCGCTTGCATCATGGATTTATAGCACAGGAGATTCACGATTCCATGCATAGTGATTGGGGAGTGTACTGCGATGCAAATATTGACACAGGAGAAAATGGCGGTAAGGCACTTCGGTATGAAGAACTGATCGCTGACCTTGTAGCAACGGTGCAATCGCAGAACGAGAGAATAAAAGAATTAGAGAAGCAGATTGGAGGTAGATAGCAATGTCACAAGGTTGGAAAAAAGCGTTTGAGCGATTATTTTGGAAAAACAGACCATCAACAGACACACCGCTCAACGCATCGGATATGAACCACATAGAATCAGGAATTGACGCGTTGGACGATAGGATTGTACAATTGGACACACTAAAAGCAGATTCAAGTGTGTTGCCATCTCTTGTATCTAGCGTTTCTATTAATCTTGATACAGGATTTCTAACAGTTGTAAGATACGGCGGTCAAGTGTCTCAGTACAATACGAATTTAAACAAAATTGCCGTAAACTTTGAGTATGACTATGCATATCAAAGACTTGTTTTGGAATTGCCAGACGGGAATAAACAATATGTTGATATGTCTGCACTTATTACTCAATACGAGTTTGATGATTCGGATACAATAATTTTTAATGCGCTTCCTAACGGTCATATTAAAGCACACATTGCAGATGGTTCAATCGAAGATAGGCACCTAAAGACTGACTACTTAGCAGAAATCAAAACCGAAGTGGCTAAAGCAACAAACATGGCGAATTCGGCGACGACAAGTAGCAATTCCGCATACAATAACGCAAAACTGTCACAGTCATACGCTATCGGCGGTGCAAGTGTTCGAGATGGCGAAGATACTGACAACTCGAAGTATTACAGTGAACAAGCGAGTGATAGTGCGATTGCATCTGCTGATTCTTCAAGCATGGCAAGCACTAAGGCAAGTGAAGCATCGGTAAGTGCATCATCTGCAAGTGCATCTGCAACCAAATCTGCAACGTCGGAGAGCAACGCAAGCAAGAGTGCATCATCTGCCGCCACAAGTGCATCTACGGCATCAACTAAAGCGAGTGAAGCGTCTAAAAGTGCGACATCTGCAAGTGGTAGTGCTTCGTCTGCATCCGAATCTGCAAGCAATGCTTCTGAAAGTGCGGAATCAGCAAGTGCATCTGCAACAACAGCCACGCAAAAAGCAAAGGATGCATCATCTTACGCAATGGCGGCGGAATCATCTGCATCTGCGGCTAATTCTAGTGCATCTGACGCTGTTAATAGAGCCACAGAGGCTAAAGCATTCGCTAATTCAGCGAGTACATCCGCAACGGCGGCATCAACAAGTGCATCTAACGCAAAAGCAAGCGAGACCGCATCTGCTACAAGTGCAAAAAATGCAAAAACTTCGGAAACAAACGCCGCAAGCGGAGCATCCACAGCCACATCCAAAGCATCAGCGGCATCCACAAGTGCAACCAACGCCGCCACGTCAGAAGCAAATGCAAAAAAGTATTACGAACAGGCAAAAGCAATCTCTGAATCATTCAGCGGAGCATTGCGCCCGATGGGAACTGTCACATTTGCAAATCTTCCGGCAGTTAGTTCTGTAAGTGCCGGTGATATGTATAATATTTCCGATGAGTTCGTGACAACTTATGATTTTGTTGAGGGTGCAGGAATCACAGAACCGGCAGGAAGCAATGTTTACAAGACAGAAGCCGGAAAGTGGGATGTCTTAGCTGGAAGCCCGGTAACAGGAGTTAAGGGAGCAAATGAAACAACTTTTAGACGTGGGAATGTCAATATAACTAAAGCAAATGTTGGACTTGGGAATGTTGATAACACCGCCGATGCAAATAAAAGTGTCAAATATGCTACAAGTGCAGGAAGTGCTAGTACATCAGCTAAAGTATCGAACAAACTGACAATTACATCTCCTATTAACGAATACAATGATTTGTATTTCAGAGATGAGATTATTACAGAAGCTATAGAATACGATGGAAGTTCTGCAATGACTGTTAATCTTATGAATGTTAGGAGCGACAGTTACCAGAATACAGTAAAATTTACATCAAACGATTCAAAAACAGGCGATTCTACGGCGCCAGCACTATTAAAAAGTGGAGAGACACATGCTTCGATTTTTAGCAAAGTTTCAACTATCTTCAAAAACGTAAGATGGCTTTTATCGAAGATTGGAACAACGGATATTTCTTCGCTTGGAGATGGTACCGTCACAGGTGCGCTAAGTACACTAAACTCGAATATAGATGTTGTAAAACATTATGTTGGTTCTATTAACACAGATTTATTGTCCGATGTTAGAGACTGCTCGTTTATTTTACATAGTCAAGATAAACGAGTTGATTTTCAAGTTGTCGCAACAGTTGTTGCAACAATTCACGATTGGGCAAAATTAGTACAAATTCCAGCAAATCTTCAAAATAAGACTAAAGATAGTACGTACTGTGGTACATTGATAAGTTCTGATGGTAATATTGGAATTTGTTACATATCTCCATCTGGAAATGGATATTTAGCACCAACATATAGCGGAAGTATAACAACTGGATCATTTATTAAGCTATTTGGTACATATTATATCAATTAATAATAAACAAGATGAATCAAGATATTGTTTTTTAGATTTCCGCTATACTTAGAATATGATTGAATCCACAAACTATTGTCACCATATAATGATGCTGTAATTTGCCACTGATCCGCATAACCACCGCTTACCCATATGCTTGTTACTGTATTTATTCCTGGTGTTTGTTTAAGTGAACTCCAATCTCCTGAACCAACAATTTGCCGAACTGAAAAACCATTTGAAATTGTTAATTCAGTTGATATTGTATAATCTTTATATTGTTTTATATTTCCGATATTCGAGTTTAGTTTATTTAGACCGGGTCTTGACATCTGTGGTATAATCATTCCTAAAAAACTTTTTAGAAGGATTTTACAAGGTGCTTGTATCGAACATAGAAAAGTAGCATAACGATATATCGCCTAATGGCTTTATATAATTTTTAGACCTAATGGAATATGTAGGTCTTGTTTTGATGTTTTTATTTTAGGAGGTGCGCATATGGAATTATATGCAAGCAAAGTAATTGCGGTAGCAATGAATGAAGTTGGATATCTCGAAAAGAAAACGAACGCGCAGTTGTACGATAAGACCGCAAATGCTGGAACGAACAACTACACCAAATATGCGAACGATATTGACACCAAATATCCAAACTTCTACAACGGAAAGAAAAACGGATATGCATGGTGCGACGTGTTCGTTGATTGGTGCTTTATTCAAGCGTATGGAATTGAAAATGCTAAGAAGTTGTTGAACCAACCGGATAAGTCGCTTGGAGCCGGATGCGGATATTCTGCTAACTATTTTAAGCAGATCGGAAGATTCTTTACTTCGCCACAGGTCGGCGATCAGATATTCTTTGGAAGTGCATCAAACGTGAAGCACACAGGACTTGTTTATGCAGTTGACAGATACAAAGTTTATACAATCGAGGGAAACACGTCCGGAGCAAGTGGTGTTATCGCGAATGGAGGTGGCGTATGTAAGAAGTCTTACGACATCAATTCAAACAGTATTTATGGATATGGCAGACCTAGTTATGATATTGAGGAGGTAAAAGGAGTTATGAAGTATAGAGTACATCAACAGACATATGGATGGTCAGATTGGAAGAACGAGGGCGAAGAAGCCGGAGTAACAGGACAAGCAAAGAGACTTGAAGCAATCCAAATTGATCCAGCCGGTAGACAGATTTCAGTTAAGGCGCATATTCAAGGCATTGGATGGAGAGATTATGGCATCATCACAAAGGACACGATTATCGGAACGACAGGCGAAGCAAGACGGCTTGAAGCTATCGAAATACATGGTGCAATGATACAATGTCATATTCAAACAATCGGATGGGCGGAAGGATTCGGCAATTTGCAAGGAACCGTAGGACTTTCGAAGAGAATTGAATCGGTGAGAATCAAACCGGAATAATGTCGAACTTTGACGTACGATTTCGATAGAAATATCAAAGTTATAGTGCTATTATAAATATGTTCTCAATAGGAACACCAGAATCCCCCTCAATATTCTGGTCGGGGCGGTAGTTGAGTGCTATCGCCCTATATTTATCACATTCTCCCCTTAAATATTGACACAAAAGAACATATGTTCTATAATAGGCATATGGATTTGCGAAATTATGTGTTAGGGGGTTACGACGTGGAAGAGAAGAGGCAGAAGTTGTGTGACATGATGTCACGCATTACAAATGAGAAATTGATGGACTACTTGATTAGGTTTATTGAGTTAGCCATCAAAGAGTGGAACTAAAGAGAAAAGGCAGAGAAAACAAAAACTCTGCCTTTATTTTTATATTATTCTATACAAGCCAAAAATCATTAAAATTATTAAAATTATAAACAATACAACCGAAAACCAAGAGCAAGCGTGAATGTGATTATCATATTTTTTAGATTGTCCGATTGCCAAATCTATCACAGAAATAATAAATCCTACAATAATCAAAAATCCAAAAGTGAAAAAACCAACAAGACTGATTATTCCAGATAATGCACTCAATGGGCTTTCAGTTTTCTTTTTTGGTTTTGTGTCAATTTGAACATTTCTTTGAGGTTGAAACTGTAATCCGCAATAATTGCAGAAAGCAGATCCATAAGGAATATACTGATTGCACCTAGGGCATATCATATAGTTATTAGATTGCTGATTATCCATATAAAATCCCCCTTTATTATTTGGCCATGCTGCGCATTATTTGCATAATAGCTTTCTGATCTGCTTCTGAAAGTGAAGAGTATAATTTGATTAGTTCAAAATGTTCGTCCGCCATTGACAAAGATGGTACTTCCGACTTCTTTCCCATCATATAATCTGTCGTAACGCCAAAATATTTTGCAATTTTTTCAATTTTGTCCATCTTAGGCGTAGACTTTCCTTTTTTCCAATCCGAAAACGTCATATTAGATATTCCTGTAGCTCTTGCAACATCTGCACTTTTTACTCCATTCATGTCTAGTAATTTTTGGTATATTTCGTACATTTTACGCGCACCTCCAAAATATTAAGGAAATCTTTAATTTTCTATTGACAATTAAAGAAAACCATAATATACTAGACCTAGATTAAGGAAATCCTTAAAACCTAGGCTGTTTTGTTATATTGTTATTCGACGATTTCATTATAACGGATTTCCTTAATAATTGCAATGAATTTTTAAGGAAAGGAGAAGTTTTATGTCGAAAATCAGAAAATATGGTCAATCATATTCCAAATTCGAAAAGAAATTATCTGAAAAAGGAATTACCCCTTACAGAGTAGCAACCGATCTTAATATTTCGCCAATGCTTTTATCAGATTGGAAAAATGATAAAAGCAAGCCAAAGTTAGACACAATGATTTTAATTGCGAATTATTTGTCTATGCCGGTTACAGATTTTTCAGATTTAGAAAGCGAGGTGGAATAATGAGAAAAATCGAAGCAATTAAAGAAGTAACCGTGGATGAAGCAAACAAGTTGCTTGATGATGGGTGGACATATCTCAACATGAACACATCCACCACACCAACAATCTACATTATGGCAAAGGTTATTGAAACCGAGCAAGGGTAAATTCCGTGCCGGATTCTTTTTCGAATGGGTCCGAATAACTGCACACATTTATTAGTTTCCAACCATCTTTTATCAAATTGTTGCAGGTTTCTTCCACTCGAACAAGCCTTACCTCTGTAACTTTTGTTAAATCAATATCCATGGCAACACCTCCCTTCGTTTTATAAGGAGAGTATAACACAGAAAGGAGTAGAAATGAACGAATTACAGATTTTTAACAACGAAGAATTTGGAGAAATTCGAACAGTAGTAGCGAATAATGAACCTATGTTTTGCCTGTCTGATGTGTGCAAAGCATTAGAAATATCTAATGTAGGAAATGTTAAGCAGAGGTTATCCGAAAAGGGTATCCATACTGCGGATACCCCTACAAAGGGTGGAATGCAGAAAATGACATTTATCAGTGAAGCAAACCTTTACAAGACAATCTTTCAAAGCAGGAAAGAATCCGCAGAACGTTTTACAGATTGGGTAACATCAGAGGTTCTTCCTTCAATTCGTAAAAATGGAGGTTATATAGCCGGGCAAGAAACACTATCTGACGATGAATTGCTTTCAAAGGCGTTGCTTGTGGCACATAACAAGATCGCTGAAAGAGACAAGATTATCGAGCAGAAACAGGCAAGAATTGAACAGATGAAACCGAAATCGATATTTGCAGATGCGGTGGCTACAAGCCGGACATCTATTCTTATCGGAGATTTGGCAAAGCTGATTTGTCAGAATGGATATCAGATCGGGCAGAAGCGGTTGTTTGAATGGTTGAGAAACAACGGATATCTGTGTAAGAGTGGTTCATCACGCAACATGCCGATGCAGAGATATGTCGAACAAGGATTGTTCGAAGTGAAAGAAAGCAACGTGCAGAACCCGGATGGAAGCGTGAGAATTACACGCACAACTAAGATTACTGGCAAAGGGCAGCTGTATTTTGTGAATAAATTTTTAGGAAGGGAGATTGAAAATGGGAGAAACGATTAAAGGGTATAAGGGATTTAACAAAGATATGACGTGCAGCGGAAAACAATACAAGGAAAACACGACATACGAAGAAGATGGAATGATGCATTTCTGCGAAAATCCGTATGATGTTCTTGATTATTATCCGCTTGTAAATGAGGATGGAGATATTTCCGATTTTGCCGAAGTTGAAGCCGTCGGAGAAGTAAAGAAAGATGGAAACAAGAGTGCAACGAACAAATTACACATTGGAGCGAAGTTAGGGCTTAAAGGATTTGTTAAAGCTTGCGTCGACTTTACAATCGAGAAAACAAGAATTGAAAATGCCGAAGAATGCACGGACTACGACAATGGAAAAAATTCCGCACAGATTGGAAGCTCCGGCGATTACGCACAGATTGGAAGCTCCGGCGATTCCGCACAGATTGGAAGCTCCGGCTATTACGCACAGATTGGAAGCTCCGGCGATTCCGCAAAGATTGGAAGCTCCGGCGATTACGCACAGATTGGAAGCTCCGGCGATTCCGCAAAGATTGGAAGCTCCGGCTATTACGCAAAGATTGGAAGCTCCGGCGATTCCGCACAGATTGGAAGCTCCGGCGATTACGCACAGATTACATCTATCGGAAAAAATTCAGTAGTTATGGCTGCTGGCTACAACTCTATCGCAAGAGCAAAAATCGGAAGTTGGATAACGCTTGCCGAGTGGGTTAAAACAGGAGAGAAAAACGAAAATGGATTCTATATATGGATTCCGAAGTGCGTAAAGACTGAATACGTCGACGGAGAACGCATTAAGGAAAATACGTTTTACAAGCTGGTTGACGGGGAATTTAAGGAGTGTGAATAAATGAAGCAGCCAAAGAAACTTACAAGAACGCAGAAAGAAATCGTTCATTCGCAAGGCTATAACGTAGATGAATGGATGGTTCGGAGAGAAACGGAGTTCCATTTATTCTTAGTTCACAAGGATACGGGAAGAAGAGCGACAATTGATAATTATATTCGGAGGGCGAGAAAATGAGCAGATTCAATCCATATGTGGTAGCCGGAAGCATTATGGCAATCACGGCCGCATATTCGATTACGGATGATTTTCAGACGATCCCGAAGATTATCTTAATTATCGGCATGATGCTTACGGTATACGGATATTGGAACTATGAAAAGATCAACAAGGCAATGAGAATTTATAGAAAAATGGAAGGGAGAAATAAAAGAAATGGGAGAAGTAAAGAATATGTTCGATTTGAACAAACTGCACTTAGAAGATGAACTGAATGAGGATGTTTCTTTTGAGGAAGGATTGGCGGAGTATGTTGAGAACACGAAGGACGCATCGGTTGACACCTTGGCAGGAGAATTTAAGGATTTCCCGATGTTCAAACTGTATGCCGGAGCCGTAAGAGGCGGTGCAGATGTCGAGACTACAACACGATTGATCGGGTCGATGATTCTTGGACGGTCGATTACAGATGAAAAATTCAGAGATCGGTTTTATAAGGCTTCAAGCGATTTGACGTTTGGCGCAATCGACGAAATTATGAGGAAGGAGATCAAGAATGAAAAAGATAAGAATTAAGCATATTTTCTTGCAGAATTTCGGTAAATTCTTCGGTGCGAATACTGTTGATGCAGACATATTCGACAGAACAGAAATTTTCGGCGTAAATGAATCCGGCAAGACAACAATTAAGCGTGCAATTCAGTATGTGCTTAATTGTCTGGATGATAACGGCAAGGAGATTACAGGAATCCGGCCGCATGACGAATCCGGGAATGATTATTTCGGAATCGAGACAACGTGCGCTGTTACGTTTGACATAAACGGAACAGAGAAAGAACTGAAAAAGGTGTTCCGTGAGAATATCAATAAGAATGGAGATTTTATTGGGAACATTACTGATTCATACATCAATGACGTTCCGAAAAAGGTTAAGGACTATGCAGAGTTCCTTGAAGATGGGTTCCTTGACGCCGATAGATTGCAGTATTGCTTAAATGCTCGATCGCTATTGAAAAAGTCTCCAGCAGATCAGAGAACAGTGCTTGAAAAGACATTCGGTGCTAAATCAACATTAGATATCGCACAGGAAGATGAACAGTTCGCGACTATCGTTCCGATGCTTGAAGATGGAACAATTAAGGAACTGAAAGAGCGTTGCAATCGCACCCTGAATGGTTCACGTGGAAAATCATCGTCTAAAGGACTTCGGCAGATTGCAGATGAATATGCGCCACGCATCGACGAATTGATGAAGCAAAAGACGAATGTTGATGTGTCGCATTTGCAGTCGATGAAGTCGGAAATTGAATCCAAAATCGAAGCCGTAAACGGAAAAATTAAGGATGCATCGGCGGAGCATGATGCATTAGGACAGGAGATTTTGAACCTTAAATTTGAACTGTCCAGCTTGCAAAACAAGGCGAATGGGAACCTTGATGATACTAGATCGGAGCTTACGCAGAAGTCGTTTGATGTCAACAAGAAATTGATTGCACTGAAGAATCTGCAAAACGATATGTTACGTATGAAAGAGAGCCTTGAAGCAGAATTTAAGCGCCATGTTTCCCTTCGTGAGCAATATGCCGAAGAGTGGAAGCGAACCAACGCAGAGACAATCGGAGAGAATGACACGATCTGTCCGGCTTGCCATAGAGAGCTGGAAAATGCAGACGAAATCCGGGAGAGGTACGAAGAGACAAAGAAACAGAGACTTGACAACATTGTTGCAAGTGGGAACTTCGAGAAATCGGAACTTGAACGCTGCAAGGCAGAGATTGAACAGACAGAGAAGCAGATACAGGAGCGGGGCAAGAGAGTATTAGATTTGCAGGCTGAATATGATTCTCTGAACAATCGAATTGACGGGATGCCGGTTTGCGTTGATATTACGAACACTTCTGAATACAAGAAAGTTAAGTCGGAATTGGACGAAAAAGAATCCATTTATAATAAGGAAGCGATTGGTTCAAATTTGACCGATTCCTTAAAGGAAGAACTTAAAAAACTGCAACATGATCTGTTGGATGTAACGGAGAAAATTGGTAAGGCATCGGTCAATGATTATATTGACAACCAGATATCACAGCTTCGTGAACAGCAGAGAGACACACAACAGAAGATTGCAGACCAGGAATCAATTCTTGATTTGTTGAAGAAGCTTGACAGAAAGAAAAATGAGATTCTTTCCGAAAGCGTCAATCAGTATTTGGATTTCTGCAAAGTGCGGTTATTCAGACCGCTTATTAACGGAGATACAGAAGAGTGCTGTGAGTTCGTGTATAAGGGAGAACCATATAACCGCAACATGAACCACGGCGCAAAGTTGCTTACAGAGATTGATATTTGTCGTGCATTCCAGCGTAAGAATGACGTAGAAATGCCAATCATAATTGACGATACGGAATCCTTGGATGCATGGAGAATCCCGGAGATTGACACACAGTTGATTGTTATTCGCCGGACAGACGACAAGGAATTGATTATTAAGGATATGGAGGAATGAGAGTATGAGTAAATTTAAGGTTGGAGACATAGTGAAACTTGTAAATCCGGTAGAACTTGGTCGGAATTTTTGGGGCAGAACAGGAACTGTTGAGTACATCGAAAAGGACGATCAGGACGCCCTTGATTATGCGGTTGAGTTCGACGAAGAATCACCTAAATTCCATGATTGCTTCGGTCATTGCGTGAAGAATCATGGATATTGGTGTAATGACGAAATGATTGATCTTGTAGAACAGGAGCAGTATTACAACGGAAAGATTTTTATCGTTGATGGAGATTCTTGTACATTCAAAGTCGGTCATATTTACGAATTTGTAAATGGGCGTGTGAATATAGATGGAATTAAATACCCTATCTCATTTAAGCCATTAAAGGATTTTAATGATGTGAAAGATTATTTAAGCTATTTGGTAAATGGCAGGCATATGTGCGCAATGGAAGTAAAAGAAGATTAGGAGGGAAAGTAATATGGCAGAGAATACACAGGTAGCAGAGAAGAAAGAATTTACCACTTCGTTAAGCGAGTGGAGCAATGCAATGACAGGATTGATTATCGAAGATTATAAGTCTTGTGGGATGAAGATGGATGATTACTCGAAAGAGTGCGCTATGGAAGCAATGACAAGCATTTACAACCTTGTCAAAAACGACCCAAAGGTTAGCGGTATGGGAACCCTTGATACAAGCAATTTAAGAGGGATTGTAAAGCGTTGTGCATCGCTTAAATTGAACGCAAGCGCATATCCGAGAGAGTGCTATTTTCAAATTCGTAATGTAAAAGTCGGAATAGACCCGCAGACGAACAAAGACGTATGGCAGAAACAGGTAGAAATGGGAATCGAGGGAAGCGGTTACGATTCATTGCTTGCTAATTATGGCAAGGATGTAAAACAGGTATATCCATATTGGGTAATTAAGGAAGGAGATGTATATATCCCACCAAAACACAAAGGACTTACAGTTACAGAACCGGAATGGGAAGAAAAATTCTTGTCAGATAAGGCTGTAAGGGTTGTATATCCTGTGAAGTTGAATGATGGAAATATCACATATCTTTCGGCAGACCGAGACAGCGTAAAAATCAATCTTATGGCGCATGTTAAGCAAAACCTGATGAATGTTACTTTCGGAATTTGTGCCGACAGATATAAAGCAACGGAAAAGCAGAAAGCGGAGATTAAGGCAAAAAAAGAAGAGATTCTTAATGCCCTTAGATCATGCAAAACCGTTGATGAAATGCTTAAATGCGAGATTGCAAGACCATATATCAGCGGTGCATGGCTTGATACGCCGGAAAGCATGATTGTCCGTAAAATGTGCAACAATGCGACGAAAAAATATCCAAAGAATTACGATCCTATGGCGCGACAGGCGCAGATGGAAATGGATGAGGTATATCAGATTTCAAAAAAAGAGATTGAAGAAAACGCCAATTCCGTTGACTTTGACGAGGATGTTGTAGATTCAGAAATCGTGAGTGAAGAATCGGCAGAGCCGGAGTTTATGAAGGGAGAGTAAGGATGAGAGTAATTTCGCAGAACGGAACAATGGATTTTCCGTACGATAACAGTTTGGTTTTTCTGCATGAAAGCTGCATAAAAGGGAATACTTGCGTAGAAATACAATTATGTGGAGACACGGAGATTGACATTGTAGCGGAATATTCCACCGAGGAAAAAGCGGTTAAGGCTATGGAAATGCTTAGAGAGACATATATCGGTATGCCTATCGTAATGCAGAATGTCGCTATTTCAGAAGATGTGGCAAAGGAATTTGAAAGATTAAAGAAATGTGGCATTATGGTGCGAGCAGAAAATCAGCCGTCAAAAGTAGATTTTATCAACAATGCTGTTTTTCAGTTTCCACAGGATGATGAAATTGAGGTGTGAGTATGAAGCTAAAATGTTTAGGTTCATCATCAACCGGAAATTGCTATCTGCTAACTTCCAGCAGTGGAGAAACACTTATACTTGATTGTGGTGTTCCGATTTCCGAAATCAAAAAAGGTTTGAACTGGAATATTAAAAATGTGGTTGGGTGCGTTGTTACGCACCACCACAGAGATCACAGCAAATCTGTTGAAGATTTAATTAAAATGGGTATTCCTGTTTTTCGACCATACAAACCTTTGATTATGAATCAATTTTTATCCAACTCTTATTTTACCGTTAGAATATTTGATTTAACGACATCAGATAATAAATGGATTCACACTAACTCAGATGGCAGTGAGTGCCCTTGCTATGGATTTTTAATTGAACATCCAGAGATGGGCAAGATGCTTTATATCACAGATTGTGAGTTTGTTAAGTGGCGTTTTAATGGAATCAACCAAATACTTCTTGGAGTTAATTATGACAAAAGCATGGTTGACATGAGTAATCCGGCAAAAGCAAACCATGTACTTAGAGGACATATGAGCATTGATACCGCTTGTGATTTTGTTAAGGCTAACGATTCAAAGGACTTGCAAAATGTGATTATGTGCCATTTATCGAAGAATAATGCCAACAAGGATTTATTCATTGAGAAGATGAAAAAAACTGTTCCAAATGTGAATGTGGAAGTTGCTGAGCCGGAAAAAGAATGGTTGCTTCGGAATCCGAATGAGTGTCCGTTTTAAGGAAGGAGTATTAAATGAGATTTAGATTGATAGCAACGGTAACTATTGATGTAGAAGCTATTTTAACAGAATATCCACAGTTAAAGGATAAAGTTGAAATTGTGGATGGAGATGCTTATGTCGATGTTGAAAGCGCAGAAGAACTTATGGAACTTGCAAAACTTTCAGGCGAAATTGTTGTCGGAGAAGATTTCATCGGAACGAAAGAACCGTTTATTGAAATATATGACGGCTACAGAGAATAAAAAGGAGTGACAGCATGAAAGATATTGAAGAGATTAAGAAAACGCTTTCCTACGTGAAGAAAATCGACATCAATACGTACAGCGCAGAAATCATGGTCGGAAAGTATAAGGGCAGCGTTGTTTTCTCTAACAATGAAAGAGGTTATGAACATGTAAGTTTCTGTCCGTATAACGGACGTTTACCTGATTGGAATGCAATGTGCGAGCTGAAAGATGCGTTTTTCGACGATGAAGAGGAAGCATATCAGATCATGCCGAAGAAAAGCGAGTACGTCAACATGGTTGATAATTGCTTGCATCTGTGGAGACCGCATAACGGATTGGAACTTGGACTTCTTACACGCATCAAGCCGGGCAAGATTATTCAGGACAAGGCGGTGGGATGATGAGCAGATGGAAAGAAAATGATTGTGTCGGATGCCCGTAAGGATGCATTAACTGCGGTAGGCAGTATGACTATTACGTGTTTGAGTGTGACAGATGCGGTGAGACAACAACCGATGCAGAAAAGTTTATTCACGATGGCGATAACGATTATTGCCAAGATTGTTGGTGTGAAAGGAATTATGAAATGGGAATGAAACAGGATGCTATGCAGTGCAAAGCCATTGATGCAGACAATAAAGAATGGGTATATGGCGGCATTGTGATACAGGATTGGAAAGACAATTTTGTATTCATTATCGAGAAATCAGAGGGAGCATGTATGCGATCTGCGAAGGAACTTCTCATGGATATGGCACACATCATTGACAAGGACACGATTTGCCGATGTACCGGATGCAGAGACACAGATGGAGAACTTATCTATGAACACGATATTTGCGAAGATAAGAACGGCAAGCGGTATGTGTGCCGGTGGATTGCAAGTGCAGCGTGTTTCGAGTTCAAGTGCAAAGAGACAGGCATATCGTATGAGATGTCTTATTCCGAAGATTTCATTGTCAAGGGCAATAAATATGATGATTTAACATATTAGAGATGGAGGTATTAAACATGAACAAAGTAATTTTGATGGGTCGATTGACCCGCGACCCGGAAATCAGATACACACAGGCATCAGAACCGTTGGCAATCGCAAGATATACACTTGCAGTTGATCGTAGATTTCAGAGAAAAGACAATTCTGGGAACGAACAGAACGCAGATTTTATTAGCTGCATTGCTTTCGGAAAGAACGCCGAGTTTGCAGAAAAGTATTTGAAGCAGGGGACAAAGATTGCGATTGTAGGACGCATCCAGACAGGAAGTTACACGAACAAAGACGGAAATAAGGTGTACACGACAGACGTTGTTGTCGAAGAACACGAATTTTGCGAAAGTAGGCAGGGCGGTAATACACAGGATGCACCGAAGCCGATGCCTTCCGACGCCGGATTCATGGATATTCCGACAGGATTGACAGGCAACGATTTACCATTTAAGTAGGAGTTGATGATATGGGTAATAAACATACAATGACAGACTTGTATCAGATGCAATCACTTCCTCTTTCTGCAAAAATTAAAATGACAGCACGAAGGATAACTGAATGGGTCGATCGGTTTGGAGAAGAAGGCGTTTACGTCAGTTTCAGTGGTGGGAAAGACAGCACAGTATTGGTAGACATTGTGCGAAACGTTTGCAAATATAAAGATATTCCGTTGGTGTTTGTCGATGTTCCAACGCAATATCCGGAATTAAAGAAATTTGCGCAGACATTTCAAAATTTGATTGTTTTGAAACCAAAAATTTCATTTTCGGAAGTTTGCGAAAAGTATGGTTTCCCAATGATAAGCAAAGAAGTTTCAAATTGCGTTAGTGGTGCAAGAAAATACGTTAAATACCTTGACAGCCAAAAATGTAATAACACAATCTTAACAGACAGACAGACAGACAGACAGACAGACAGACAGACAGACAGACAGACAGACAGACAGACAGTCCCGTATGCTTGCTACATGGCAGATCTGCTAGGAATAGACAGGAGAATAGACAAGCAGAACGAACAGTACAAGAGTTTGCAGATGGGAGTTATCCCTAGCGGTTCAGAATACAGACTACGTAGGTTAAATGGAGAATTGACGGATAGTAAAGGCAATTATAGTCAGTTTAATCAAGAAAAATATAAGTTTTTTCTTGATGCACCATTTGATATAAGCGATATGTGCTGTATGGAAATGAAACATAAACCTGCATTTGCTTATGAAAAGCAAACGAAAAGAAAACCTATTTTAGCTGTTATGGCAAGCGAAAGCACTATGCGTACACAGAAATGGTTACAGGATGGGTGTAATGCTTTCAATGTAAAAAGACCACACAGCAACCCTATGAGCTTTTGGACGGAACAAGATGTATTGCTTTACATCAAAGAAAATAATTTGCCGATATGTTCTGTTTATGGTGATGTGGTTACAGATGATGAAGAGACCGGGCAGACTAATCTTTCAGATTTTATGGATATGGAAGAATTTGAACTAGGTAGACCGATTTTACATACTACCGGATGCGATAGAACCGGATGTGTTCTGTGTGGATTCGGATGTCACTTAGAAAAGAAAAGCAGATTTGAACGCTTAAAGCAAACGCATCCTAAATTCCATAACCTTCTGTACGTTCTGAAAAACAACGGCATTACCTACGCGGAAGCTATTGATTGGGTAAATGAACACGGACATTTCAATATTAAATATTAAGTTTTATAAGTGGTGGGCGGTAGGGAACAAAGGAGAGTGAAAAATGTGGTAAATATTGACGAACAGAATCAGTACAATCAAGGCGTGGACGATGTTGTGCAGGCAATTAAAGACCTTGTAAGTGAGAATCCGACAGATTGCTTTGCACAGATCGTATCAGATTTAGACCAGATAGCAAGCGACTTAAAGGAGTGTGAGACGTAAGTGGCTACGAATTACAGAAGAAAGGAATAACGAATGGCATGTTATAAAATCGAAATGCACGGGAAGAAATTTGGTCGACTTACTGTGATTGAATATGCAGGAGTAAGAGGTCGTAGAAGAACTATGTGGAAGTGCAAGTGTGAATGTGGGAATGTTGTTATAGTAGACGGATCACATCTTAGGGGCGGACACACAAAATCGTGCGGATGCTTAAATAAAGAATTGATTTCAAAAGTTAATTATAAAAACGGACTTGCAAATACAAAAATTCAATATGCTTATATCAACATGAAAAACAGATGCTTGCGGAAAAGCAATTATGAATATTTGCAATATGGTGGAAGAGGGATAACTGTATGCGATGAATGGTTAGGAGATAAAGGATTTGAAAACTTTTGCAATTGGGCGCTTTCAAATGGATATAGAGACGGTTTGACTATAGACAGAATAAACAATAACAGGGGATATTCGCCAAGCAACTGTAGATGGGTTGACAAATTTGTCCAAGCCAACAATAAGAACAATAACAGGTTTGTCAAAATAAACGGAGAAATTGGAACAGTTGCTAATATGTCTCGTAAATACAATGTTGATTATTGGAATTTGATGCATTATGCAAATGGCGGTCAAAATTGCAAATATTTAGATTTGAGAATAGAGGTGGCAAACAGTGAAGAAATACAAGAATATCGCAAAAGCCAAGTCGATAGAAAAAGTTAATAGCCAAAGGTTGTTAAATATAAATCCTAATCTTGATGATAAAAGTGGAATATATTTTCTGACAAGGGTTGATGAAAACAATATAGGCTATTTTTACATCGGACAGGCATTACATATCTTACAAAGGATGTGCGGACATCTTGCAGGATATCAGCACATAGATTTATCCATCAAGAAAAGAGGATTTTGGAGCGAAGAAAACCCTTATGGTTGGAGACTGAATTTCATCCATTATCCGGCAAGCGAACTTGACAAATGGGAACAGTATTGGATTTTAGAATACACGAAAAAGGGGTATCAATGTCGATACAACAAAACTGCCGGAGGTCAAGGAGAGGGAAAGGAGAAGATAAATGAATTTAAGTCTGCTAAGGGATATAGAGACGGCATACAGCAAGGTCAAAAGGTTTTGGCAAGGGAATTATCCTCTATCGCAGAAAAACACCTTAAAATCGAAATTAAGGACGAAAAGAAAAGCAATAAGGTATCGCAGAAACAGTACGAGAAGTTTATGAGTTTGTTGGGAAGTGGGGATGATTGATGGATTTTGAAAAATATTCTTGTGACAATCAGATGTCTATATTTGATTACATAAGAGAACCGATCAAAATAACAAAGCCTATCCGATTGATTGAACTTTTTGCCGGCTATGGAAGTCAGGCAATGGCTTTAAAAAGAATAGGTGCTAAGTTTGAGTATTACAGGGTTGTAGAGTTTGATAAATACGCTATTGCAAGTTATAACGCGGTACATGGTACTAATTTTCCTACAATGGATATAACTAAGGTTCACGCAGAAGATTTGAATATTTGCGACACAGAAAACTTTACTTACTTACTTACTTACTCTTTTCCATGTACGGACCTGTCTGTCGCCGGAAAACAAGCCGGGATGTCTAAAGGCAGCGGCACACGATCAGGTCTATTGTGGGAAGTTGAGAGAATACTAACCGAAATCAGAGATAGTAGCGGAGAACTACCACAGATATTATTCATGGAAAATGTACCACAGGTACATGGCAAGAAAAACGTTGATGATTTCAAGAAATGGTTGGAATTTTTGGAAAGTTTAGGCTACACGAATTACTGGCAAGATTTGAATGCTAAGAATTGGGTAGCACAGAACAGAAACAGATGTTTTATGTTTTCGTTCTTAGGAAATTATTCGTACAGTTTTCCACAGCCTATCCCTCTTAAAAAGAAGTTGAAAGACTATCTTGAGGATAATGTAGATGAAAAGTATTACATCAATAATGAAAAGGCTGACAAGCTGATAAAACAGCTTATTGACAACGGTACATTGTCGAATACAATCCCTAAGAGCAGAGCAGAGCAGAGCAGAGCAGAGCAGAGCAGAGCAGAGCAGAGCAGAGCAGAGCA